GGATATGAATTAATGTAATCTAATATAGGATATGAATTAATGTAATCTAATATAGGATATGAATTAATGTAATCTAATATAGGATATGAATTAATGTAATCTAATATAGGATATGAATTAATGTAATTTATCATAAATGTATTTTGCTACCCATTTACCTGCTTCTACATCTATAGGAAAATGAACTCCTGCTATTAATCTGGATTTAGATCCCATTTCACATATGTCTTTTATTTCACTATTTCTATCTTTAAAACATAAATACAAATAATGATATTGAGCGGAATGTCCAGATGGATATCTTGGAGTTTTAGCACTTAATAAACTTACTACATCTATTTTATTACTATAATGTTTAGGACGAGGTTCTTTGTGTTTATATTTTAATCTAAGCAAAATACATAATAAATCTTTAATTTTATCCTTATATTCACTTTTTGTTATATATTTACTTAAATTATTATAGATATTATCATATTTATGTGATATTTTATATCTTTCATCTTTTGTGTATTGTTTTTGTATATCTAATAGATCCTGTACTTCTTTATCATAATTAACATTTTCTAAACGTTCATTTAAATTATTTATTATTACATCTTCATCTATAGTGATATCATTCAATACAATATCAAAATCATTATTTATTTTTCTTGTTAATGGATTAATTCCACATTTTGATAGTATATTCATAAGTTTAAATATAAAAAATACACATATAGCCAGTATAAATATTAATATTGTATATATCCTATTCATTATATATGGATATTGAAAACAGGTTAGATAGATTTACTAATAGAATTACTACGTCCAGTTAATGCTCACGCTTCATTTGTAAATGATTTAAAAACAGCGTGTAAAACGAATCGCTTATTAAAAACAGTTATAACAGTAAGCGAAGATCGTCTACCACCATTGGAAATAGAAGATGAACCAACTATATTATTAGATTGTGTTGAGGAATCTGATAATTAAGTACCAACTATATTATTAGATTGTGTTGAGGAATCTGATAATTAAGTACCAACTATATTATTAGATTGTGTTGAGGAATCTGAGATTTAAATATCATTTTCTTCAAGATTTACCCAAGAGTCCTTTTTCAATTCTTCTATAATATCTTCTAATTCTTTAATTTTTTTATTCGATTCTTCGGATAAAATTTGTGGTACTATTTGAAAATCTACGTGATATGAACAATTACCATTATAACAAATCACATAAAAATTACCTCCTTTTGTTTTTGTGATATAATCAGGACTATAATAAATATTTTTATCATAATTTTCAAAGTTAAGAATATCTTTATTACTTTTTATTTTAATCCAATAATTTTCCATTATTACTTTTACATTAAATGGAAAATATGAACCATTTTCTATAAGTTCCTTTAATTTCTTTTGTCCATCTTCAAATATTCTGCCAGAAAATATGTTATTAAAATTTATATCATTACTATCATTTGAAAGTGGAATTTCCGAAAAAGCTGATATACAAGTTCTTATAAATTCTACATCATTTCGTATTATAAAATTGTAGTCAGATGAAACAATTTTTATGTCCCATCCTGTAATCTTATCGTTCAAACTGTTTATTAAATTTGACCTCTTAAATTCTTTAGCATACACGTTCATATATATAACACTATAGAACATATAACGAAAATTCAATACGATATATAGTTAATGCCGCAGATGATGTTAATTTATATTCAGGAGATATAACGTATCCGTGAGGAACATCTACTATGGAACTAACACATATACATCCACAAGGATTGTCTTCTGTAATGTTTGTAACAGGACCGCCTACTATTTCAGCACCTTTTGTTAATCTTATTGTCATAAAATTGGGAATATTTGTTTTTGCTGTAATTTTTAATACAACTTCTACTTGAACGTTTCCTCCATAGTTTTGTGCTCCTACACCAGTAACATTAAAATTTGAAAAAGTATTTGAAGTGTGTGTTGAGTTTGTTACAATACCCATTGTACTAAAAAGATTAACGAACGAATCAAACCCGGACACAGTAGTGCCGGCATCGTTATAAAATGATCTTGTAACACCATCGGCAAATCTATTATGAGATGATAGATGGTATACATCATATATAGAACCAGATATATCCGGAATTCTAAACCTAAAAGTTTTTATTTCTGATGTTTCAATAAACGCATTAAATTCACTCGCTTTAACTCCGTTTCCGTTAGGTTGTATGGCTATAAATTTAAAAATATTAGCAATATTCCTCAAAGTAGTGTTTGTAATATCAAGATCAAAGAAACTCCCATTTTTAGGCATTGGAAGTCCGTTAATTAAATCTGTCCCTGAAATTAAATTGTCTTGCGTTATATTAGTACAAGATCTTAAAATATTTCCTCCTAACATATTAGCGAGAGTATAAGTATATGGACTAGGATCAGATGTACTTGTTTCTTTTTGTGCTGGTAAAACTTGAGCATTAACTTTAAATTGAGACAATGGTTGACTTATAGTAGCTAAAATAGCATCTTCAGTATCCGCATCGTTTGTAGCTTTTATAACCAAATCTCCTTTTGATCCTACTGGTGCGGAACTATCAATTATTCCTTCAATAGCACCATTTAAATTAACAGCACCGTCAGAACATATTAATTTGAGTATATTTACATCTGAACTATTCTTAAATTCACAAGAACCTCCTAATGAATTTGTAAGTGTATTATTTACTGTTCCATTTGTATCTGTATTGTTGAATAATATATCCTGTGTTATTACATCAGGTTGTGTTAAATCTATTTTATCGATAATAAATGTAGAGCCATCTTCTGCACCAAAATTAATAGAACCACTCATTAATATATAATAGGATAGATTCTATTTTACTTGATATACAGATAATTGACATGTAATAGGATAGATTCTATTTTACTTGATATACAGATAATTGACATGTAATAATTTCTACATTACACGTAGTATCTGATGTAATTGTTAATGAAATACTACCATCAGTTGGTAAATTTAGTTTCATAACATCTAATGTTACACCTCCAGAAACAGTACCTGTTTTGTACATAGCTCCTTGACTACCATTAACATTTATAGGAAGTTGATCGTATGTGATATCGTGTTTAATAAATACGTCAGATGCGGAGTCTGTTTTTAAATAAATAATAGCATGAATTCTAACATTACAAGGCGGTCCTTTATTAATAATTCCTGCGCTACTTCCACTTACTTCAAAAAATGTATCAGTAGCATAAAATTTAGTAAAATCGGCATTAGTAATAATATCAGGAAGTATATATGTAACTCCTCCAGTAATAGCTAAAGATTTAGGTGTTGAATGATTTGTAAAACTACGTAAAGCATAGTCAGAACTTCTTTCTCCCTGTGTTCCCATTCTATAAAGTGAATATGATTCAAAAGATGAGGAAACGTTTGTTAATACGACTTTAAATAAACTCGATTGTCCTGGTGTTAAATACTTAACATCTTGTGATTCTGAAATAAATGTACCTCCAGATTGAACGTCTATAAATATAGATTTTCTTATGTTTGCTAATGTCCTTTCAACTTTATTATGTACCATAAAATAAAATGTATTACCAACTACTCTTTGATTTACTCCTCCAACAAGAGTAGCCGCATCTGGTAAGAAATCAGTAACTTCACCATTAGTAGTTCTATTTATAATGCCCTTTAATAACGTATCTACAATATAGGTACCATTAACACTTCTATCTATATCTTCTACATTATTAGATTTAACAAGTACTGTATCTAATGATAGAGTAGGTATGTCGGCATTAAAATTTAATTGAACTACAGAAGATGATAAATCATCATCGCTCTTTCCAACTAATTGAATTTTAGACTTTTCTCCTACATCATAAGATGTATTATTTGATGTAATATTAGAGCTTCTAAATTTAGTGGTTTTATCACCACTTACAGAAAACATATCATATACTGTATTATCTATAGCAAATTTACTTGTAGAAGTATCAGAACCTAACTTAACATTAATATCTCCAGTAGATGAAGTGTTACTAATAGTAATATTATCAGAAGGATTGGATAAACCACTGATAGTTCCTACTATATAATTATTTTCTCCTCCAATATTAAAATTCGCAGTCATTGTATTATTATATTTGTAATACTAAAATTTGTAGACCATAAATTCTAATGACAGAAGTCCCACTTCCTTTTGCTATACTTGCGGTTATAATATCATCAGAATCAAATGATGTAAATGCTGTATTAGTTAACATAGGAGAAGAATAATCTCTTTTCATAACTTCAGCTTCTATATCCCCTCCATTATTTATAACTACACCATTTTTAAATATATTTAATTTCATTGTTATAATATTATTAGGAGCATCTTTACCAACAAATAATTTTACTATAACCTTTACATTACAACGGGGTCCTCTATTTTTTACTCCATAGCTATTATATAAAAACATATTAGAATTACCAACTAATGGTAATACATTAATACCTTCTCCACCAACTTCTAATAATTGCACAACATTAGTATAAGTCTCATCTATGTCAATATTGTAACTACCCGATTCTGCGTTATGTGTTAAAGTCATAAAATTATTTATACTACTATTGCTTGATCCTACTGTATAAATAGAGTATGTGGGAGATGGAGTAATTGCTGTAATAACTATTTTTAAAACCTTTGTCTCTCCTGGAGATACTATGTTTTGTCCTACATTACAATTCCATACATCACTTGGAGTTGTTAACTCTATATATGGCTGTGTGGAAGCATAATCATTAATCATCGTACCAATATTTTCTATCATTAAATCTATATTATCACCTATCTTAGCATCTTTTATCTGTGCTATTAAATTTACAGCTGCAGGAAATGCGTCAGTTCTTTTTACCCCTTGAGGATCTCTTTGAATATATCCATTTTTAATACTTGATGGAGTATATATTATATTATTACCGGTTACACTACTTTGTATAGCTCTCGATATAATTGAAGCATTAACATTCATTTGGGGACTGTTTGCGTCATAATGAAATCTTAAATTACAAGAAGAAGGATCTTCATTATCATTTCTTGCTTGTAATGTTAAATCTCCTCTACTACCAACATCTTCATTAGAATTTGGTATTTTTGATAAGTTTTTAACAGATAATGTGCCGTTAGAATTAATTTTGGAAATATCTAAATCTAATTGATTTAATACTTTAAAGTTCGTATTTCCAGAATCATCACCTAATTTATAAAAAATAGATCCATTTGAAACTTTATTATTTAATGTAATACTTTTATCACCAGCTGGTAATGGTTGATCTACAACTTTATAATAGTTTTCACCTCCTATACTTACTTTTGCTGTCATATCTATATAATACAAAATATAAGAAATTAGATCTATCCTATCTATCTGATAACATAACCATTTCACATAGAAGAGCCCCAGGTGTAATATTTCTTACTACAATCTTGACTGTCGTGCTTCTTAAATTATTTAATACTACAGGAATGGTACTTTGCGCCTGAGCTGTTCCACCTACTGCAAATATTCCATCTGCGCCTCCTGTTGTGTTACTAGCAAAAGTTACTTTGTGGGTACCAGTCTTATGAATTGTAAGATTAATATTTGTTCCAACTTGAGCGTTGGGTAGAGCGGCTATCATAAGCGCTGCAGTTGGTAAAGTATCTATAGCATCGCTAGTTGTATTTCTTATAACAAATCCAGCCATTAATTCTCCTGTAACCCACGCAGTTGTGCCATTTATATTTGCAGTAGCGAGATTATTACCTGATAATACCATTAAAGCTGGACCACCGCCTCCACCTGCATTATTATCTACATATTCTTTTGTAGCAACATCGCTATTAGCAGAAGGATTGGCAATACCTTTGATTTGTGTATTTGTACTAAATGTTAGAGTAGGAGTACTATCATGATGAAATGTTACATTTGTTTTAGCAAAAGATTGGCTATCTCCATTATTAGCACTAAGAACTAAATCTCCAGCTGTTCCACCAGCATCAAGATTGATACCGGCATCTACAAAATTTGTAACTACTGTCTTTAATGTCAACTTACCAAATTCCGAAGTGTCTTGTGTTGCCATACTAATATATATATAAGCTAATTTATTTTGATTTTTATATATGTTGATTAGTTATTTTAATAACTCAATTAGATATCCCGTATCTCTTACGTTATTGGAGAAAATGATATTAATAAGTAGTAATGTATTTTATTTCCTTTCTAACAAAAAATAATAAAACTGGCAGGTATTGTTAGTACAATGCTATTATAATAATATACAAATGTGTTTTATTTGTTATTGGATAGAGAAAGAAATCCTTCGATACTTTGGTGTATATTATTATTTATTGCTCTATTTTATTAATTTCTATAAGCTAGGAAATGGTACAACAACAGGTTTTACTTTACTAGCACATCGGTTAGCTTCTACTTTTATACAATCAGAGTCTTTGGGAAAATCTTGAAAGTTATAAGACCCGCGTTGACTAGTTCCATCATCGTTTGTGTTATAATTAATTTGTCGAAGGTCTGGTTTATCAGTACTATATCCTATATTCATACAGCCATTCAATGAACCTACTCTTCCTATACCATCATAATCTACTGTTACTTCATATAAATTATTTCCTTTATCTGTTACAGTAGATTTTCCATTCCAAATCATTGTATCCATTTTAGCTTTTACCATATTTACATCTACGACATCTTCAGTATATTCAGGACATACTAATATAACAAATTTATCCTGTTTAACAGGATCAGGAATTACTATACCATCACCATCACCACCGTCACCTATATCCGGAATTACTATACCATCACCATCACCACCATCACCTATATCCGGAATTACTATACCATCACCGCCTTCTTTAAGGCATTTTTTGACTATCGTTAATGCATTTTTCATAATATTTACCATCAATTTAAACTTACCAAAATCATCTTTATTTTTTATAGCATCTACAGTCTTCTTACCACAATTATTACTACCTTTCATTACACATGTGGCAAGAACTATTAAAAATTCACTATCTGAAGGTCCTAATGTATCATCACTTTCAGCAAAAGTTTGTAAATAACTTAGTTCTTTCATTTGTTCACATGACATAATATTTATTACCTTAGTTTGTATATCATTGAAGAAATTAGGATTTTTAGCCTGTAGCATAGATAAAGTAAGCGCCATTTTCATTTCATTACCATTCGTCGATGGGTCAATTTCTCCAGTCATCATTTCTCCCATAATACTATCTCCATTTGATATTTTCTCTGGGGTAATACCAAAAGTTTCACATAATTCTTTAATATTCATACCCGTTATATCTTCGGAAATATAATTCATATCAGATACTACAATATCAATGTCATCGGCTAAATATTTTTTATGAAGTTCTTTTTGATTTTCAGGAACTTCATAATTTATTTTTTTCAATTCTGCGCTATTATCGACTTTTAATACAGCTTTTAAAATATCTAATGTTTTATTTTTATCTACTAAATCTTTTACAGTTTGATTTTTTGGAATTTCTATCGTTATAGTCTTTCTAGGACCACTTGTAGCACGATTTTTAAAACCGATAAAACTATCAGATACGGTTATTATAGCATTGGGTTCTACTTCTTTAATACTACTTTTAACACTATTAATATCTACGTCTGGAGATATAGACATAACAGTTTTTTCATTTGTTGGTACAGGTTCAGGTTTGTCGTCATTTGATCCAGTTACAGATAAAACTACAATAACAGCAATTACAACAGCTACAAACAAACCTATCATTAAGAGCATTTTCGGGTTTTTAATAGGCATTATCTATTTATATATATAATGCCTGTTATAGAATTTAATTCTATAAAAAAATTAACAGAAATGACATATAATACTAAAGATGTAATTGTTGATTTTTACGCTAATTGGTGCGGACCTTGTATAAGAGGAGCATCTTTATACGAGGAATATTCTAATAATCATAAATATTCTCATATAAAATTTATAAAAATAAATATTGATAATCTTTCGGAAGAGGATAGGGATAAATGTCACATTAATAGTATTCCTTACTTACAAAGATATAAAAATAATTATATGGTTAAAGATGTAAATGGATTGACTAACGAAAGTCTTAACTTTATCCTTTCGGCTTAAGTATCCTACATTTTTTACAATCCACATAAGGAGTGCCACTACTTTTGGTATCAAAATCACTTATAGGTAGAGTATCTTTACATTTTTTACAATATTTCATACCTACCTCCATTTCTTTATTAACTTGTGTGACTCTTTCTTTCTTCTTTTTATCTTTTTCCTTTTCTTCTTGTGTTTCTTCTCTACATCTTATACAGGTTTTGTATCGAGTAGTTCCATCTTTTCTAAATCCATATTCTGTTATTGCTAATAGAGTACGACAAGAGTTACATTTTACAACCTGAACAAGATCCTCTTTGTCTTTACCCTTCTCAGCTTTTTTCTTTTGCTTGAGAGTAGTCATATCTATTATATTTAATGAAAAGTCGTATTCATTTTTTTTTGTACAGTATATAGAAATGGCAAATGATAATATAGGAGGTAAGATGTTATTGTTAGCGTTTATTATTATTATTCTTCTAATAATATGTAATAAATCACAATTAAAATCTGGATTTGTAGGAGGCGGGGGGTCTGTGTTAGAACTGAATCCAAGTAATTATGATAATACAGTAAATGGAGATTATCTTATAATGGTTAAGTTTATGGCTCCATGGTGCGGCTACTGCACCAAGATTGAAGGTCCATGGAAAGATTTAGCAAAGGCTTATGAAGGTGATGATTCTGTTGTTATTGCTGAAGTAAATGCTGATATGCATAAAGAATTAGCAAGCAAAGCTAATGTTGGAGGGTATCCTACAATTATGACATACAAAAATGGTAAATGTTTAGGTAAGTATCAAGGAGAGAGAACAGTACCGAGTTGGAAGGCTCACATTAACGCAAATAAGTAGTATATTATATTAGTACATTATTGATTCTTTTTTGTTATTTATATATACTATTAATGTCAGGGTTTTCAACAGTTAAAAATAATAATCAGATGGGCAGTGTGGCGTTACAAGCAGCACAGAATGCAGTATCAAAAGCTACTATTGGTATGTTAAGAAATGTAGATGCTGTAGCTGCTGATGATAACAATGCTCTATTATATAACGCTTCAAATGAAAAATGGGAGACAAAATCATTAACGAGTATTCCTACAGTAATACCTCAAAATGTTGCTGATCTAAAGGATGTATCAACCACCGCTCCAACTAATGGACAAGTTCTTAAATATATTAGCGGTACTGGACTGTGGACTCCTGGTGCTACTGGTGCTTTATCCGCAGATCTTGGAGATCTCGGAGATGTAGATGTCGCAACCCTACCGGCTTATGATGGAGCGTCTATTCAATATAATGGTACTAACTGGGTAACATCTCCTTCTGATTCTATTACAATCTGGGTAGCTTCTGGTGCTAATGGTGGAGATAATGTTAATTCTGGTTTAAATACAGGAGCAGCTGTTGCTGATATGCCAACAGCTTTTCAGAAAGCTTTCCAGAAAGGATCTGTAGTTAGTAGTAAGATTAATCTTAAGTTAGCAGATGTTCCGTGGGATACATCAACGAGAAATCTTTACAACACTAACTTACTCAACGGTCCTTCATTTACAACATTTAACGTTAATGGTAGTTCTCAAGACTTTTCTGTAGCCGATGGTGGTGGTACGTCAAGAACTACTGGAGCATCATTGACAGGATATGCTATTCAGAATCTTACTGGTCAAACTATTTCTAATGGTTGGAATTGTACTACTTTTCCAACTACTATTTATTGGGGAGAAGTTACAATTAATGGCGCTGTCAAAACTTTACCTATTTTAGTTGATGATCAAACACAGAACACTGGAGCGCGTGTATATTTTGCTTATTGGGACTATTCTACAGGTACAGGATTTACATCAACTCCTACATTCACAGAGAGACAGTTAGTTGATAGTACTGTATTAACAAATTCAGCTTCATTCTACGGTCCTATGTCATTTACTAATATAATTATTAAATGTCCTGACGCAGGTGAAGTAAAGTTCTTGAATGATGTATCTATGCAATATGCTCAAGTAAGTTCTACTACACCTGATGTACTTACCAATATCACATATGTAGGTAAGAATACTAAATGTAGTTTCTGTAGATTTACTGATGTTACATTTTCTTGCAGAGGTACATCTTTGACAGTTTCGGGTATGACTGGTACTACTTTCATAAATTGTATTTTCTACAACTGTAGTTTCATTGAGGCTGATAATGTTAGTTTCGTCGGATGTATTTTTTATAGAAATCCTACATTATTTTCTTCTAAGGCTGCTCGTGTTGTTATGCAGGCTTGTACATTTATTTACAGTCATGGTTCTGGCGTCGCGGCATTAGCCGATATTACTTCAGGAGGACATTTAGAATTAGAATCAGGCGTTGTTGATTTACAACAATACGCATCAGGACATGATCCTCTTACAAAACCTGTATTCAAAGCTGATACAAATAGTAATATATTACTAGATAATATTAATGTATTAGATGGAGTACTCGACACAAGTTCAAGTATTATGCCTCCGCTTGTTTCAGTGTTGGACGAGTGTTCATTTGCTATAGTAAGAAATAAATCTTATCTCAAAGCTAAAAATGTTAGAATTACAGACACTAATGCTGGTACGTATCCTATATTTGTAGCAAGAGAGACATCTACTATTCATGTCATAGAAGGAGATTATAAAGTAAATGAGCATTATTTTATTACAGCAGGAAATGGAAGTACAATCTCATTATCAAATTTAATTGATAAAATTCAATGTTCTCAATTTATTATTGCTGATAGATCTTTTATTAATATAGATCATGTGATAATTAGAACAGGTGGTACTTATACTATATCAGGGAATTTTTTAAATACGGTAAGTTGTGAAGTGAAAGCCGGTGGTGGTCCAACCTTTCAAGGTATAGGAATATATGTAGATTTAGATCATAGTAATACAAAAAATCTTATATATGATGAAGGTAGTAAAATATATATGCTTTTACAGCCAGACAATTTAAATAATAATATGTATGGAAAAATAAGCTTACAAAAAACACAATTAATTATAAAAACAGTAGCTCCTAATTTTTCTTCTTCACTAAGAACAATAAATCTTAGATCCGTCGGATCTAATTCTGTTACATTATCGAGTCAAGAAAATTCAACGGTTTTTATGGATAATATAAGTGTTAGTAGTGAATTAAGTGGATGTATTAAGACTACCCATAATTCGAATACTGCTATAAACTTCACTACTAATGAACCAGGGGATCCTAATAATATAAATTGTTTAGATGCGGATACTATTACTGCATCCTTTAATTCAAATATATATATCAGGGGTAGCATAGGAAATATCAAAAATACCGGAGATACTAATTATGTCATAAATTGTTTTAATAATTCTGAAGTTTATATTGAATCTATAATAAATAATACTAATTTTTCAGTAACAGGATGGAAAACTATATTAGAAAGAGATTCAAATGGTGTAGGAACTGCACCAATAATTAATATTAAGAATAATTCAAAAGTATCTTTTATAAATGATGCTATTGATAAAACATATGATTCTGGCGGAAGCATTCTCAATTCTGCTCCTGAAATATTATTAAAAGGAGAATCAACAAATGATGGTATGAATCCTATATCTATTATTAATAATTCAATAATGATTATTGAAAATGCTAAATTAACATTTAATAAACTTAATGGACCATGTTTAATTCATAATGGTTCTAAGATATCTTTATTACAATGTGTAATTATAGATGACAGTGGTAGTGATGAAAGACTTAGCTATTTTAATCCCATAGATTCAGAGATAGCTATTAACGGTACTAGTAATTTTCCTGTATTCTACACACCTATGATGTTAGTTAGAGCAAAGGATGATGCTAATCAGGGATTACTCAGAGGATCTAATAGTAAATTTATATTAGCCGATATGGATATACAAAACCAAACAGTTGTTGGCACTAACCAAACTGTAATTGTTGCTGAAAATGGATCTTCTGTATCATATTTAAATCCTAAGAAAATTGCTAATCTTGGATTCGCTACTGGTGTTCAATTGAGAAGTAATTCATTATGTGTGTACAAAGATGCAGGATCGGATCAATTAGATTGTACTCAGGATCTTTTGCTTGGATTATTATCCGGTTCTATTGATACTCAAAGAAAATTAGTAGATATGGGTGGAGGCGAAACTATTATTCCTAAACAAACAGGACTTGCTGATTACAATGCTCTTAAAGCATTTATCGATGCGGCTGAAGGATGTAGCGCTACAATCAAAATTTAGTACAGATTCCATAAGCATCGTCTTTTTTCTATTCTTATATATATAATGTATTCTCCCATGTTAGTAATTGCTATAATACTATTATTACTAATAGTATTATGTAGTAGAGCAAGTAGAGAACAGTATACCGTATTTAGAAGAGGAGGATTCACTCTGAACCCTAATTTTTGGGGTCCTGATCTCTGGCGATCAATCCATTCAGTTGCGTATGGATTTCCAGATAATCCTAGTGACAAGGAAAAGGCTGAAGCAAAAAAATTTATATATTCTCTTCCCGATATATTACCTTGTAAAGAATGCCAGACACACTTTAAGGATAATCTTAAGAAATTACCTCCTGAAGTAAATTCTAAGATAGATTTTTTTAATTGGACTATTGATATCCACAACATCGTCAATCAACAGCTTAGTAAGCCTATAAGAACGAGAGAAGAAATTCATAAACATTATAAAGACCTATATTCTACTACTTGTGATAAATTTGTAGTAGAAACATGAGATCATATATTTGCTGTGGTAGCGGGTAGAATATAATAGTATCCTTCAGTTTTCTCCCATACAACATTATGAAAACATGTAAAATCAAGATCAGTTTCTTCTATTTTAAAATTCATATCTTTTTTTGTGTCGTATATTTGTCTTAATAATATTTTTATTTTATTCTCATCGCTACCATATCCAAATCTTTTAAATAAATTATATGGGTAATTAATCTTTCTACCATTGGGTAATACTATTATCTTCATATATATTATATAATATATTATAGACATGACTTGTCCAGCCTGTCTAGAAGACATCAATCCATATACAACAGTAATTTTAGGAAGATGCGGACATTGCTTTTGTTCGCAATGTTGGGATAAATTTGAAAGGATTCATAAAAAAGATAACCCTACTATTCCAGCTAAATGTCCACTTTGTAAGTGTATAATCCATAACCCTTCTGTAATTAGGACTAATGCTGCGGGAAACGTTAGGAAATTTTTTCAATATCCTTTAATTGAAGAAAATAACAGATTAAGAAATCTAATATCTAATATTGTAAATCTAAATAGAAGACAATTAGGACAATGGAAATATGATTATAAATTATTAACAGAAAGAACAAAAAATATATGCGATCAAGAAGAAAATTCAAGAGATATAATTAAAGGTGATTATGCTTATGAATTAATAGAATACAGAACTACATATTCATCATTTTTATCAAGTATTGAGAAGATGAGAAATCAAATGAAAAACTTAACAAAAAAATATAAGTCGCCTCCTCGTCAAAGAGAAATGCCTCCAGATCCTGTTGATATTATACCTCCTGAATTGGTAGATAATACACCTAACGGTATTCAATTGAGAGCTTGGACAACTCAATCTTTACCTTCAAATCTATTGAGTAATAATCTCATGATAGGATCAATATTACAAGGACTATCATCATCAGAATCGTCATCATTATGAGAAGGCTTTTGTTTTAATATAGCATTTAAATACTTTAAATCCTGTATTATTTTACACATTTTTATATTACGACTACTTCTATGACTACTTTTCTTTAATACAGTAATATCTTCAAGTTCTTTACTTGATGCCTTTTTTAGATCATCTCTATATCTTGAATAAATTCCCATCATTTTTCCTTTCTTAGACTCTAAATATTCCATACATTCTTTTTGTTCTTCAGATATTTTATCAAAGTCGGTGTCGTCATCTACAGTTACTGACGATCCACTTTTACATATCTCTTCTATAATATATTTGGGAAGACTTTCTGAACGTATATCTTCATTAAATGCTTTATTCAATATATGAATAAATTCTCCATACTGTTTTGTATGCTGAGCATCTACATATCTACATTGTCTTTTTACTAATGTATGGTGTAGTTTATTTATACCCATATATTCATTAAGCTTTTCCTTTAGATATTTTTTTGCACTTTCATTAGATTTCTTATCGATTTCATCCTCATCGATAATCTCTGGATTATTAAATTCTTCGTGAAAGCATATGAATCTGGCTAATGCTCCAATAACATCTTCGATATAGTAGAAATAGTCAGGTTTTAAATGATCTAATTTTTCTACTACATTCTTAAACTCCATCTTATCAGATATTTTTAACTTTCTCATAGTACCATTATGATGATAGTCAAATGATTGAGCTGTTACAATATATTCGAATACACTGTTAGATTCTGGAAGTTCATACAATACAGGATCATATATAGATTTTTGTTTCATTCTATCTATAAACATTGTAAGAGATCCCTGTTTTCCAGATCTATATTTTGCTTTCTTTACAAAGTATTCTAAAGGTTCTCTCTGAATACGTTCAGTACCTCCTTTAAATATATCTAATACTATATCTAATACCTTTCTATCATTATCTAAATCTAATACTTGAGCAACAACTTCTTGTGAAAGATCTACGAGTAGTCTCGAGCGTCCTCTCTTCTTGTATTCAAGCCCAGATATGTATTCTTCAGGTTTCTTGTTACCTTCGTAGATGATCCCTATATATTTCTTCTTTCCTACATATAACGCAGGATAGAGTAGCTTATCCAGTTCCATTCCTACTACATTAGTTTCTCTTTTCGTAATCCTCCTAATCTCTTTTAGAATATCTGGTAATAAGTCTTCTTCTGCCAATGCTTGACATATCTTAACCTTTTCAGCTGGTACTGTTTCACCTTTTAACATTTCTACTGTAGGTAGTAGGAAAACACTGTCAGTATTTGAGCAGATCAGATTTCCAGCGCCAATATGATGCTTTCCTGTTTCAGTATTAAAATCATAGACATAATCGCCATACGAGTCATATAATGTATATTTATCTTTTACTATATTTGATTTCTTACTTTGAAAATCTCTATTATATCTAACAGTATATAATTCTTTATTTTCTCTATTTTTGACATTGTACATACTGTAATCTTTTATCCCACATTTACTTAATAATAGAATTAAGCCTAATACACCTTCTTTTCCTTTTTGTGTAAATTGTGAATGTGTTGTTGTCATAGCACCATCACCCGCATAGAATCCATCTAAAAATGCTTTTGCTACTTTCTTAGAAGAATATAATATTTCCATAGGAACTTTCTTTTCTGAATGTTCATTATAGAATAATTCTCTATATTCTAATGTAGGTTTAGCTACACCATTTTTCTTGCCATTACTAATAACTTCTAAACGATACATATCTTTTGTACAATTTCTTCCTCTTTGAAATCCTATTCCTCTCGTATGAACAATTTTAGTATTGAAAGGTGTTGCCTTTTTGCATTTCTCTAATAATTCTGTATCGGAATTGTAAATTCTCCAACAATAACCATTTCCTCTACCATCGCTTCTTTTATGAATACTTGCGTGTCCCTCGGACATAAACATTCCCCACATCCAAGCTAATTCTTCAGTAATATTATAATCTTTTTCGTTTTTATTAAAATCTTCTATTAAGTTATTAAATGAAGTAGAAAGTAACTCAGTACCTTCTATATAATCTTCATTTGGTACATGACTACTTTTCCATTTCATTCCACTTGTAACAACAATATCATTAGGAGATATTTTTTCTCCAGTACTTTTAAATAAGCTATGATCTGTCGTGACATCAACAAGACCGCAATGTGTCATAACTCTTACAATCTCTTTATCAGTTTTATGACGGATAATTTGATTTGCTTTTACAAATCTGTCTTTCTCCCAAATCTCAAGACTTTCAAAATCACAATACTGTTTCCCGTCTTCTCTATCTTCCCAATTATCTTCATCAATAAGTTCATCTGCTCGTGATATCCATATTCTACCATCTTCTCTGACTATAATTGGAGTATTTCCTGTAAAAGAGTCTCCATAAAGCCTCTGGTATCCCTTCTCAGTAGCTACATCTGATGATGCTGTAATCAGTCTCTGACCAGTTAATGTAATAGTTGCAGCAAGGTAAGGATTGTATAGTACAAATCTGGAACTACCACATTGTCCGTAGATTGTATTAGAAATGATTTTAACGGCTAATTGGCGCTGATTAAAACTCTTCTCATCAAGATTGGCTTCAAATATCTCTCGTTTGAGGTTTTCATTATATGGATCAGCATCAATTTCTTTTTGTAAGCGAGCTACATTATTAGATGCCTTAGCCATAGATTTCTTATATAACTTTCTGATATTAGTCAGAAATTCTAATAGCTTAGGATAAACACCTCGTAGCTCAGAGCCATCGGGACGTTTTCTAACATAAGCTACATTTTTATCTATTGTTACCTTTACTACTTCATCAGTAACTTCATCTTTCTTTTCATAATCCCATTTAGCATTATATTCATATACATCATATCCTTCTTCTTTTATTCTTTTTATCATTTTAGGTTTCTTATCAGCATCGATATAAGTCTCTGCTGAAATCCATAATGCTCTCATAATAGAAGGATATAGAGAACTGAAATCGAGAGCAATTGTTGGTACTTCTGTATAGCGTCCTCTAACCGGCGGAAATACAATAGCTCCGGGATATTTATCGACGTGAGGTCTTTCAAAATATTCACTATAACTTATATCCATACGATTACCGAAGCAATAGATAGTATTTTTGACTTTCATACCACCAGCTCTAAATACTGATTCACTTGGTGAGCATAGCGCAAGATGAGCAAGAGCAAGATATGAATCGAGTAATGATACTTTATTTGCTATTCTATGACAAGAAAGACTATCGACAGTACAGTAATCAGCTGATAGTAACATTCCAATTCCATCTTCTTGTTTATAATATCTATTCATGTCTGAGATGCTCATATCAATCTTTTTAGGTAATCCATATCTGTCAAGATAAGCTCGTAATGCGTGACCAGCAAGCATATCATCTTTTGGATTTGCCTTTTTCATAGCACACATTATATCAACATTGATAGAACCGATATAATGTATTCTCTTACGATTATCAGCTTTATCAAATACACCAGCTTCTAACTTAATATGTGTATCAAGAAGAGAGTACTTAAATACATCTTCTAATTTTGCTTTGTCTTCTGTTCCATAAGCTGTATAGAAGTAAGGTACTATACTTATTCTTTTCAAAAAATCCATATACTTACCGTGTTGCTTGATTCTATATCCAATAAATGGATCATCGAAACTAAAGCCGTTGAACTGTGATCTAAATTCAGGTTGAACTCTACCTAAGATCTCAGCAAAACATAGTAACGTATCTTCTTCGCTATTTGTTAATATTAACCACCAATCTGGTTGATCATTTTCCATAAACTCTGTTCTACGGGAAGAACTCATATATTTTATGTAATCCTTTTCCATACATTTCATATGAGATATAGTAAAACTAACCATTGGTTCTGATGGCTTGTCAGATCTGTAGATACCACCGCTTAGCATAAATACTTTTTCTTTCATATTATTAACTGACGGTAGAGCATTCGATTCACCATTCACCTCAATGTCGTACGGTATGTGGAAATATATAGGAAGTTTAGGAGTTTTACATAATCCTTTCTCAGCGCTCAATGGTCTATTGACAGCTATGAAGTCTTCGGGTTCTGATATAAACATATTGTGTATCTGTTTCTTTTTGTCATAAGTACATTCATAATTACGAACAAGACTCCAGTCTCCTAAAGTCCATTCATACTTTATCATATGAAATCCAATTAGATTACCAATCAGATCATTTGCTGTACTATACTTTTCGGTTGAGCTACCAATATTTTTAAGACCATTCTTTCTTGTCCATAAATTATTAAAGTATAGACGTAGATAAGGAACTTTCTTGTCGGAAAACCCATATCCTGGATACTTCCATACAATATCATCTTCATCGTCTTCGTCGTTGTCTGGCATTGTATTACCATATACACAAGATTTGATTCTTGATATTTCTGTATAGTTATCTTTAGCTTTTAAACGTACATCAAAGTATAGTTTTATATTATCTATAATTAGATTAGCTCGCTCACCATTACTAAGAATTCCCGTTATTATTAAAGCATATTTCCTAACTTCACGCCCATAAACATATCTTTTTGTTAGATTGGCTATGTCTAATCCGTGGAATAAGATTTCTTCTTTATCTGAAGGATCTATATTGACTCTATCCTCTGATAATAATTCATTTCTCTTAGGAAAGTCTTTAAACTCTTCGTTAGCCTTGAAACGAATAATCCTCGGCATTTCTATATACTAAGAAAATATAGATTCAATTATTTATTGTATGATAAAAAAATGAAAAAAATATATATGGAAGTAACCAACAATTCTAAAGCTACAGTAATCACAATAGTCATTCACAGAAGCGTATATACCTTATAAGTCCAATATGACTAGTCCAAGTAATAAGAGTCTTGGAGGAATACCACGAGAGTTGTGGGCTATCATTTTTGATTACAGCAAGTCTTCTCGGTGGTACTATCATGCGACTATAAATGATGGTGTACTTAGAGCAAATATAGATAATATTATAAAATTAGGTGGGTTTATTAGCGACGGTATGAAAGTAGCTATGCACGGGAGACTTTCCAAGGCTACTGATATTCACAATCATATACATGAATTGTCACCGCATATTAAAGAAGTACGTTATACTTGTAACTGTATTGATAGGAGTTGTACTAAATTGACTAATGATAGATATCCTAGGTGTTACCATACATACGAGAAAGAATACATTACGTACTGGCACGAGAATGATGCTGGACGATTAATGCGTCTTTCAGAGATTATTGATGAGCGTCCAGTAGAACCCGAACAATGTAGTGGAAGACGCATTAATTGATTATAATCAAAATAACTTTGTTATATCTACAAGTAGATTATCTCTCTGTAATTTAGATAGAGTATAATAGTTAGGGAATTGGATATATTGTTTTTTTATAACACAATATTGGTTATCACATGGAGGTAATAATTTATTAATTTCTTCTTTAATTTCGAGAGCTTTATAATTTGGACAATTCCTACTTACTATAGTAATAAAATCGGGATAATCTTTAAGAGGAAAGTATCCACATGTTATATAATATTTATCAGGATGTCTTTTATTACGTAATATGATAAATTTCGATGCAACTTTAATATGTTTGAAAACTCCATAATGATTAATTAATTTTTTCTCTTTTGACCTAAAAACTTTAATCATATATTCGTGTTCTTTAAACATAAAGTCAGCATATGAATTATGATTTTCTATGTATTTTTCTTCTTGTATTTTAGGATAGATACATAGAATGGGTTTTTTATTACAACATACATCACGACATATTTCATTTCCAAATACACAGTTACGCCTAATCATATTAAATCTAGGTTTGATGTAGAATTGAAATATAATCCTATGTAATTCTTCAGGAAGTTGTGCAAACCGAGTTTGTAATTTCTTCCATAATTCCTTTGAATTTACAATAATCCAAGCGAATAATTTTTGTCTCTTTTTTCTAATAGAAACTTCACTACGTTTCAGTAATTGGGCTATTTGTCTTACACTATAATTCTGTTGTGTATATCTCAATAATAGGTCGTGATCGACATTTGTCCATTTTTTATATGCGTTAGACATAGTATATTATATAGATTAATGATATTCATTTTTTTGATCTGATGGACTGAGTATCTCGATACTCAGTCCATCAGATTATGTTAATTAATAATAAAAAAATAACATTTTTTAAATAACTCAATGCTCAATATTTATACCTTGAAATTCTATTTCACATCCTTTATATGTATTATCATCTAATCTACATGTTCGAGGATGAGTATGTATAAGATAGTTTTTTCCATTTTCAAGACTATCGTAGTATTTTAATTTTATAGTACGTTTATCGTCAATATTATATTCATTGATATCAGATATTATATAAGCATTTTCTTCTTTGAACATTTCATGTATGTTTCTATTATCATCTGTACGCCATCTAAATTCATATTTATCTATTCCCCATACTGTTCTAGGAAAGCCATCCAAAATGTTAGGTTTAATACGGATGAACTCTATACAACTAACGTAAAATGTGGCTTTGTTCATCTTGAAGTATAATGTAAGAAAAATAATTCAATTTTTTTACATTATATATGGATAATATTCTATGCTTATCGTCTATAGCAACATTTTATGCTGTATTGAAGAGACACAACCACAAAAAATGGATAGATCATCAAAGAGAGATTTTTGATCAACAAAAAAGCGATGAACGATATTTACGTGTGTTATCACATATGAATAACACTCGTTTAGACCCATATTATAAATTAAAAGCATTGATAGTTTCTGCGTATGAATATGATATAAAAAAACAAAATAAATATTTTACTCCTCGCGCTAAAAGAGAATTAACAGAAAATTGGAAAAATTTATATGAAGAACTTAAAGAAACCTATAATTATGATTATAATCAAATATTTCATGCTATGTCTATATACAAAATATTTTCAGACAATCCAAACAAAAGAGCTTATAGACTATAATCTCTTTTATATACTCACTTTATGCTAAATCCAGTTTTAGTGTCGAGTATAATTAAAAATGATGTAAAAAGAGTACCTACATGTTTTGACGCGCTAATGACTCCTGTCATAACACCTATCAATTATATAAATAGATGGTATATATATTCAGGTTCATCTAAAGAAGCGTGTGTGTTAGCATTAATTTTTATAAATAGACTAAAAATACCAATTGATCTTTGTAATTTCCATAGAGTATTTGCTATAGCAAATACTGTTGCAACAAAAATACACGATGATGATTATAGATCGATGCCCTATTACGCAGATGTTGCAGGGATACCTATGTATGAATGTATCTATCTAGAACAACAGTTTTTAATACATATAGACTTTGATCTATATGTTACCAGAGAATGTTATAATTTTTATTATAATATGTTTTTTGAAGAATAAAATACAGTTTTTACTGACATACTACCTAAAAGTAAAATTATTGTTATACTTCTCTCACACATATCAAATATTGAAATAATTATACAATTTATTAATAGCCATATACAGCATAGAAATACTATTATATCAACTATATTATTAATTATATGTACAATATTTAATCAACTTGTTCCATTTTAGGTTGGTCCAACTCAAGTCCAGATTCTATTATGGCATGAAGACGTTTTGCGTATTTCGCTGGAGATTCTAAGTCAAATCCAGACTGTAATAAAGCAGTCTGATAAAGCATATCTATAAGATCTTTAATAACAGATTCATCAGTATCTTCAGAGTTGAGTTTATCCTTCAAATGCTTAATTATCTTATGATCTGGATTTATTTCGAAAGTTTTCTTTGATACCATATATTTTGACATTTCATTGTTACGCATAGCTTGATTCTTCATAATCTTCTCCATCGTACTAGACCAGCCGTGTTGTGCGGTTGATATAATACAAGGTGTTTCAGTTAGTTTATTTGAAACTGTAACACGTTCAACTTTATCCCCGATATGTAATTTTGTAAAATCGCAAAGTCTTTCGTAATCAGCTTTAACCTCATCCATATCATCATCTTCAAATTTAATATCTCCCTTTGTGATACAGATTAATTTTTTATCATCGAAGCTACTCAATTGTTGGACAATATATTCGTCAAGAGGTTCATTCAAATATAATACTTCTAAATCACGTTTTCTGAATTGCTCCAAGAATGGCGATGATACCACAGAATCATCCCCTGTAATAAAGTAAATACCCATTTGTCCTTCTTTCATTCTTTCTACATATTCCTTCAGACTAATTAATTCTCCATCACTTTTTGTTGTTCTAAATCTCAAAAATTCTGCGAGTGTATTTCTATGAGTAGCATCTTCATGAATACCAAGTTTAATAGATTTACTATACTCAACATAAAAGTCATTAAACCGCTCTTTATCCTCAGCGATTTCTTTAAAAAGTTCAATACACTTTTTGATAATATTCTTTTTGATCTTATGCATGATGGAATTCTTCTGTAAACTTTCTCTGGAAATATTTAAGGGTAAGTCTTCAGAATCTACAACACCTTGAATAAATTTTAACCATTCTGGAATTAAATCTTCAACTTCATCTGTAATAAAAACACTCTTGACATATAACTTAATATTGTTTCTCTTTTTGCCAGATTGATCAAATAAATCAAATGGAGCTTTTCTAGGACAATATAAAATAGCTCTATATTCAATTCCTCCTTCCATTTTGAAGTGTTTAACACCTAAACTATCTTGCCAATCTCGAGAGATATTCTTATAAAAGGTTTGATATTCTTCATCTGTAACATCTTTAGGATTTTTCGTCCATAATGGACGTATAGTATTTAATACCTCCATTACATTTTTTGTTTCTGTAATCTTTTTTGTTTTCTTTTGATCCGACGAATCGAGAGAAGCTTGATTCACTTCCTCTATCTTTGGATCATCATCTACTCTGATATTATCATCGGTGTTAGAATTCTCTACTCTGATATTATCATCGATGTTATCTAATGGAATTTCTTTATCTGTAGCCTTTTCTAGAGGCGATAACTCTTTATCTGTAGCCTTTTCTCGAGGCGATAACTCTTTATCTGTAGCCTTTTCTCGAGGCGATAACTCTGATTCATCGTCATCTGTTACTTCCTTTTCTTCTGTTTTTGTTACAAATAAGGAAATATTATATCCAGTGTACTCAGAATGTCTTTTTACTAAATCGCGAATACGTTTTTCTTCCAAATATTCTTCTTTATCTTCTTTCATGTCTAAAATTATTTCAGTACCTCTTTTTAAAGAAGAATCTTCTACTTTGGAAATACTGAAAGTTCCACTGGCATTAGATTTCCACATATGACATTCATCATCGTCATGTTTTGAGATAACTGTTACGTTATTAGCAACAAGAAATGAACTTAAAAAACCAACTCCATATTGTCCAATTAAAGATAGATCTGACGATTTTGACATCTTTTCCATAAATTCACGAGTCCCTGACTTTGCTATAATTCCAAGATTATTGATTAAATCATTTTTTGTCATTCCTATACCAGTATCTCTAATTGTTAATGTTTTGTTTTCCTTATTAGGATATATCTCTATATGTAATTCTCCAATATCTTCTTTTGTTTTAGATTCTATTAAAGATTGATGTCTGATTTTATCTAAAGCATCACTTCCGTTAGATATTAATTCTCGTAGAAAGATATCTGGATTACTGTAAAATGTATTGATTACTAAGCTTAGTAAATTATTAAGATCAGCACTGAACGAATGCGTTTCTTCTGACATTTCTATTAATAAAATATAATTATATACAATATAATTATATACAATATAATATATAAACAATGTCTGATATTAAATTTGTATTTGATTCTGCTACAAAAAAATGTGACTATACGAAAACAGAAAATGGCACAATACCACTTAGTATGTGTAGAGAGTTTGACAAGGAGGCTAAACCATCTACTACTTCTAAAATACTATCTGGTTTAGATTCAGGAACGAGAGGATTAGGTACAATAAAAATATGGGTAAATATAGCTACAGCAATTTTAATAATAATTATAGGATTATCAATATTCTTTTGGGGAAGAAGTGTCCATGGAGTTAAAAATGTAAAAGTATGTAATGGACCTATAAAAGAGAAGCCTTCTGAGAGTATGCAAACTTATATAAGTGATAAGAAAACTGGAACAAAATCATCAAGAATAGTTTATACTTATAATGATCCAATTGAAATAGAAGATGAAAACAAAAAATGCCACGTTATAGAAAAAAGTACTTTAGTAAATATACATGAAAATTTAACAGGTCTTTCTATTATAAGTATAAAAGATGAAGATGGTATATATAAATATCAAAAAGAATCAGCGCATACAGCTCTTATGTGGACAGGAGGGATTATAACAGTAGTAGGATTAGCGGGAGATCTTATTAATGTTTTGCTTAGGAATAATCCATGGTATCAAAGATTTTTAGGTATAACCACTGGATCAAACTTACTCCGTGGTAAGGGATTTTAACCAGTAAGCCAACTTAAATCAAATATACCACCACTGCTATTATTTTGACCTGGCTCATTATCTTCTTCTGGAATAGGTGTATAATATTCAGTAGCACTAATGTCTCTTAAATTACCATCATTTAATGGTTGGTAATTAATTTCTAATGTATCACAGTATATTACAGGGTTGGTATCATAATCCTGTTTATAATATATATCTTTAGTTTCTATCGCTTCTTTTAATAACCATTTAAATATTCTCCAAAATCTATATGGATGCTGATCTACATTTGCTGCGACGTGTGCTAATTCGTGTATAGTAACAAACATTAAATCATTTTCCTGATGAAAACATGTTTTTGTTTTATCTTTACTACATCTTATACACAATGACATTAGATCTCCTTTATCAAATACAAAACTTGTATCTCCTTCTTTATTGTCAGGATCTGTTTCTACCAATCTATGTCTGCCTTTATATCTTTTTTGTAAATTACGAGATAAACTTCCACGATCAGATTTATCTGATCCATATTTAGAATACAAATAATCGATAAGTCTATTTGCTTTATTATTTAATTTATATAACATATTGGCAGCTCGTTTTTTATCTTTATATTGACATTGTACATTGTATATATTATCATCAATTGTAGATTTTTCTTTACAATAAGTAATTAACATTTTTTCTTTTACTATTTTACACATTAGGAATATTAGCATAGCTATGACTATCGCACTGTAAATATTAAATTTCATTATATATAGTATGGAGAATATTTACGATAAATTACCATTAAAAATACATATTATTAATCCATATAATTCAAAAATAAGTAAAAGATTTGAAATACCTGTAAATAACTTTAAAGGTGGTTTAGGTTATCATAAAACTATGAGAGATGTATCACAAAAAATTGATTTTAGTATATTAGATGAAGATATAGAAAAACTAGAAAAGTTTAGTATTAAAGTAGATGAATGTCAATATCAAGGATGTCCTGAACACGTAAGTGTATATAACTATACAAATATAAGAGATTTAAGATTTAAGATATACATAGCTACTGGAATACATCCTCATAGACAACATTTAATTTTAATGAATACAAAAGGTGGTATATCTTTACCCTATTCTTTCTATTTGGGACAAGATATGGTAGAGATAAATATATTTAATAGTGTTCAAAATTTAACAGATCAACAGATATATAATATACCATTTGATTTAGAAACAGTAAACAATAAACAAGATATTAAAATAGATATGTATGATAACTTTATATCCTTATTACAAGGAAAGACGCATATATGTAGAATATTATTATGTGATTTATATGATATAATATCTCCTAGTAATGATAATATAACTGATTTACTCAATACAGGTACTTATCAAAAAGAAATGATATATTATGGATTTATTATAAAATTTTTTCCATTATTGTCATATGATGGGTTTGAACATATTTATCTAAATAAATCTGGTATATCTGAAATATATTCATATTTAAGTCCAGATTATAATATTCTCAAAAATAAATTAGAAAGAGAGAAGAAAATAATAAATAATCTTTATAAAAATGTACCAAAAGCTATAAAGTTTTTTAAAAGTATTACAAAAAGAGATATTTATTATTTAAAAGATATCCAAGCAGAAGTAAAAATACCACCTCTCAATATTAGAAATTTATTTGATTTATTTAAATTAACAAACGTATATGTATTTTCTGTAGTTAAATTATTGGTCAATGGTAGGTTGTATATCGCAGATAAAAAATATTTATCATATACAGAAGACATTTCAATTAGTATGAATAAAGTACCGATAGGTACATTTATATTATTATTAAGTAATGGAATAAAAATAAATATATTAAAGAACACTATTACTATTTCAAAAAAATATTCAGATAGTGATAAAATTATGTTTGATGAGGCATATAAGAATATTAAAGATATAGTAACGAAAATAATAGAAGATATTAATATACTTGGATCTACTGTATTAATAGAGACAGATTATATTAATTGTAATATGATAAATATGAATGTTACTAATAGCAATATTATATTAAATTGGCCAGAGAATTATACATCTGAACAATTTGCCAAATTTAAAGATTATTTATTAGAATTAGATGATGTAGGAGTTTTAACACTTCTACAATCTAGTGGAGGTACATATGAATGTTCATTAAATCGTGGAAATTCTAATGTAAGTCATGCTAGAATAATTAATTTATTACAACAATTTCCTAATATTCGTAATCAGTATGAATATTATACAAGTAACGAGTTTAAGAGTAGATGGGATGATATTACAAGAAAAACAATAAATATTATACAAAAAATAGCAAATACATCTGTAATTTTGACAGGATTTGATATGATAGCATTTGAATCTTTTTATTATTTAATGTTATCCATTTTATATTCATTTAGTAAATCTTTAAGTAATAAACGACAAAAAATACAAGTTGAAGAAAAAGGAACGAAGAGATTAAAGAAATTAAGAGGTATTGATCCCGAATTATATGATATTAAAAGACACGATCCTAAATATAGTGTATATTCTATAAAATGTCAATCAGATAGACAACCTGTTATTTATAAAAATCATGAACTTAAATATCTATCTAATACTATAAAAAATAGATTGTTTAAGTTTTGGAATTTTACCGAAGAAGGTCCAGTATATTATGATTGTCCTAATAAAATATATCCATATTTGAGTTTTAGACCTCAAGATCATCCGTTAGGTTTTTGCTTACCTTGTTGTAAAAAATTAGTACCAAGTGAAGAATCCAGACAAAACAAAATAGATATAGCGTGCGTACAAAAACATATATTACCTCATAATGAAATAGATGAAATTATTAAAAAATTAGATAGAGATACTACACACTTATTATCATATGGTAAGGAAATACCTGTTGGTAGATTTTCTAAAATACCTTATATTCTAGAATCTAATATATTTATGGAAAAGACAAAATATAGACTCGCTGGAGTAGATCAACATCTTCCTCTGTATAATGAAGCTGGTTTTATTTATTCTATCATATATGCGTTAGATATATCTTTGACCAAATTTGCTAAGGATATAACAAAGATTATAAATAATAATACTATGTATTTGTTAGATGAAGGACACACATTAATATTTAAATCAGCGGATCATTTAAAAGAATATATTACAAATTTATTACTTGATTCTAAAAGAATAACTTTGGATATAAATATAGAGTTATTAGATTTTATAAACGTTATATCTCAGTTAGTATATATTGTCTATGGACATCATATAGTTGTCATAACAGATTATGATAATAAATTAGATATTAGAACTATAAATAGTACTCAAATATGTTTATTAAGCGAAACGGAGTGTAGTTTAAATTCATATATTGTCATTTTTGCTCACGACGATGGTATTTATCCAATGACTGAAATTCCAGATAAAAGAATATTTAATAAAAACGACATAGTAATAAAATCTATATCAAATATTATAGAAAAAGAACAAAAGAAGATAAGAAATATAGGTACTTCTTTAAGTGATATATTTTTATTTATAAAAAAGAATGAAAAGAAATATAGCATATCTCACGTATTAAGAGGTAAGAGAGGTTTAGTATATGCTGTTGTAATTAATAAAGGAAGAGAAAATATATTTGTACCATGTATCTATAGTGACTATTTAGACTCAAGATATAAGTCAGAAATAGATTTTCCTATTTTTAAAAATTTTAAAAGAAGTGTATTATATGAATATATTGATGATTACAATGCCTATTTAATAAAAAAAGATCCTAATAAGAATCCTACGAATCTTATTGATCCTTATGCTGTAATTAAATATAAGGATGACTATATAGGATTTAAAGTTAGATATTTAAATAATAGATTTGGTACTACTTTCTATCACGCTTCTGAAAAAACTACAGGAAGATATCATACTAAAGTTATAGAATATTCATACAATATTCAAGATATTAATAAAGCTATATATAAACAATCTACACAAGTAATTAATAAAGATGTTGGTAAATACGCTTACAATAATTATATTTATAATTTATTCTTAATAGAATTTGGATATGAGGTTAGGAAACATAAAAATACAAAAATTAGAGATAAATTAGAAGATTTACTTAAAAGTAAAAATCAAGTAGATCGTAGATTAATAAAACAAGCTTTAATTGATTATCCATTAGATTATAAGACTATTATTGAATTATTAACTATAAATCAACATTCAAAAGTGTTGAGTATAATACAAGGTACATTATTTACATTTGATATGAAGTTACTAAAAAGTCTTAAAGATTTAAAAGGTCAAGAACGAGTTACAAAAATAAATAAAATTATGGAAAGCTACATATCATTTTCTGATAAAATTCCAGATTTAAGTAATATATTAGTCTCTTGTCGTACTGATATCGAACTTGAACAATGTAATAGAAATAAATTAATTATGAGCAAATCTAATTTTGATAAATGTTGTAATATTCTTGCTAAGGATCTTGATATACCTTATATTTATGAAACAATCTCAATGAAAATAAATGACGTTCGGCAAGAATTAAATTTTATTAAGAGACCTACAGAAATTTTACATATTAATGAGTTTGAATAGGTCTTTATTTATGTATAATATATACAATGTCACAAAGTATCACTGATATTAAGACTAAAGAAAATGATGAAAAGGTTGATGAAGAAAAAAATAAAGGTTTTAGTTTTAAATCGTATGCTCTTTTATTACTATTATTTATGCTCGTCACAAGCGACATTTTTAATGAGACTGTGCTTTCTTGCGTGCCTTCTGCAACCGAAGGAAGAGATGCCACTATGACTGGAGCCATTATAAGCGGTATTATACTGTGTATCGCTCATGCTGTAATCATAAATAATATGTAAAGCCTTTTCTATTATAAATATCCTAATGAAACTATACCAAGAAGATATAAAAAGAAACAACATTTCATTCACGACGAATTTAAAAAAGCTTTTGGAGAAGATTATTTTCGGTACGATAAAAAAATTGATGATGGATGTTCAAAGAAAATACCAGATTGGTTTAGAGATTGTTTAACTCACAGCCTTATTTTTGAGTGCGATGAAGATCAACATAAACATATGAGTTGCGAGACAAAAAGAATTATTTATTGAGTATTTATATTATGATGAAGAAATCTAATCAAGTAACTTTACCCAACTGTATTGTATTTCTTCTCTTTGTTTAAGATATTCAATCACGTCGTATATAGAATATTCTACTACCTTTTTATAATAGAATATTTCATCACTATATAATTGAATGAAGCGATCAAGAAACTTGTATATATGAAAAGGGCATGCCTTTGATGGAGCACCAAGGAAATTAATTTTAGAGCCATTAAATATTTTTATGGTAGTTTTTCTATTTGGATTTTGTTCAATAGGAGTAACAAATTTTATTCGTATATAAGATCCAGCTTCGAAAGAAGTTGTTATATATACTATTTTATAAGGAATATATAGAGGTAGTTCCTTTTCTTCTTTTTGTAATTCCATCAAACGTTCTATAATATTGGCGATTTTATTAATCCTTATTAATAAATTAGATTTATAGTTATTAAATCCTACATCTAATTTTGACCTTTTATACATTTCCACCATCTTTGTATTAGAGATAATTGTTTTGACATTTATTATAATAATCCGACGATTAAATAATTTATATTCTTCATTGATACACATTTGCTCTTTTATGTATTCCAATGTTTCAGTAATTTGTTTCTCGGCAGTTTCAAAGATAGGATCTTTTACTCCTTGAATTTGAATACTTCCTTGTGCTGGAGATATTCTAACATTATGATAACGTTCCCCCCATCTTTTTACAAATTCAACAGCGGATTGAAAATATAATTGATTACCTGTTAATGTTCGACTCGGTCGTCCGTGAAGACTTCCTCTTTTTGACGCATGTCTCTGTCTTCTTTTTATAATCTCTGCTGCCTTTGTGTATTTTCCACCTTCTAAACAAGTCTCCAAAGGAAGACAGGTACTTTTTACTGCTAATATACTTTCATTATCTGGTCGGACATGTTTTGATAAAGCTTCATAAGAAATACGTAAATTTGTATCATAAGCTATAGTAGATGTTGTAATACGTAATTCGTCTAAGTTCTTAGCTTTATAATTAAGTATCTTATCATCATCATCTTCACTATCATTATCGTTTTCAGAATGTAACAATTTAGGCATATCTTCACTATCATTATCTATACAACCAGGCATATTGTTTTTTATCGGAGGTTCTGCCATCCTGTATACATAATATATTAGGATTCAATTATATTTAATTGAATAGATGACGATATATGAATACATATAAGTTATTCAGTACGGCATATATAGGATAGTAATAATCGTCTGCTATATTGTCTAATGTCAAATCACGAGGAATTAATGGTAGATAGGATGGTAGATTATGTTCAGATATTGATGAATTATGTTCCATTTTTATATATACTATAATGACACCAATATCTAAAACACCAGAATTAAAAAAAATGATAGCAATATACATAGTAGCGTTTATAATAATGATTATTGGTTTTACTATAAGAGTGAATATTAAATGGTTAGATGATGAAATACAAAAAGCAGACGATGAAAGATGGTTTTTTGGTATAAAAGGTGTATGGGGTTATATTCATCTTATTCTTTATATTATTTTAGGGTATAATTGCGGATTAAATTTATTTCCTTTTGCTATGACTACTAGCATAGTGTGGGAAACATTTGAAGCGTTAGTGGAGAACGCAACTAATGGTATTATTAAAACAGGAGGTGCTTTAGATGTATCTATTGACATGACTGGCTATGTAATTGGGTCTTATTGGTATTTATTAAAAAAGCGATCAATTGAGAAATAGTATCGCTCCAATCTCTAATATATTTTTTATTAATATCTATTTTATCATAATCATCCATATATGTTCTAATACATTCTACCAAAGCTTTTGAATGTTCTTTATTTGCTATGTATGAATCTTTACATTGCCTTAGATACTTTCCTATCCTTTCTTCATCAATAACAAGTTGATTTTTACGAGTAGCCATAATTGTTTCTACTTTAATATCTCTTTCTATAAATAATGTCATTAGAGATATATATACGATATATGTAGGAGTTGTGGCAATTTGTCTTTCTATAAGAATTATTGTTTTATCATCAATGTATTTTAATAACTCATTCTTTATAAATTTAGTAATTAAAGAAATTCTTCTCATTTCACTTATAGAATTATTTGCTTCTCCAGGCGCTAAATCTTTAGTTATTGTTTTTATCACTTTTAAATTTTTAAAAGAATTTTTATCTCGTAAATTTAATGGTATGCTATTGTAATCTATGATAGAAATTGCTAATGATTTAGTAGCTACGTCTATAGATATATATCTATTAGTCATATATTAATCCTTTATAGTTACACAATCGTTTTTATATATTATGGGAGGAAAACGTAAAGTTCAACAACATTCCGGTTTAGCTGGAATAACTACATTAATGAGATCTGACGCTTTAGACCCTAATGTAGATTTACAAAAAACAGAAGATAAGGTATTAAATAATATAATAGAAGACGGAGCATCAAGTAATAACAAATCCAATGTAAGTGACACATCTGAGAAGAGTAATTTAGATGAAATTTATAAGTTAGCAAAAGACTTAGATATTAAAATAGATGGTATGGGTCCTGATAAAGTTAGTATGGCATCAAAATCAAGACGTACTATAGTGGATAAGTTATATGTTATTAGTAAAGATTCTACTACCAAGCGTAGTTTAAAATCATCTGTAGATTCTGATAGCATTGTGTCTGTAAAAAAATCAAAACAAACATCTCGTAGATCAAGAGCTAATTCTTCTGAATTACGATCACGTACAACTCGTGAAAGAAGATCTCAACCATCTTTTGCTCCAGTTGAACGATCACCACCACCACCTCAACATATTCCTATATATAACAAACAGGATTATGATTTTCCCATCAGACAAGAAAAAAGAACTATAGCATTAACAGAAGAACAAGTAAAACGTAGTCATATAGATGGAGTAATTGGTAATATTAGAACAGAGACTCGTAATACATTTAGTACTGATATGGAAAGAACTCAAGATATGAAAGCAAGTAAGCTTGAACAAATAGCTTCAATTAAATTAGCTCTAAGTGAAGAGGGTATTGACACTTCTATGATTACGATACCATCAATGAGTTCCCCTATAGAAGAAATAGATTCTACATTAAATCTGCTTTTATTAAAAAATAATAGATACAGATATTCTTCATTAGCCGAAGAAGTTATATCTGCTGGAGCTGAAGTATTAGAATCAGTTTTTGACGGAAATAGAAAAATTCCCATCCTAAATATATCTCCAGACTATTCTGGATACTCAAGTACCGTAAATGTAAAGCTACACCGATTACGTTTCGAAACATCACAGGTTGTAGGAGACGTTATAGAAAAACATAATATTAGTCCTTTGGCGAGAATCGGAATGGAACTTCTGCCTGGATTCTTCTTATATCCCCGTTTAAGGGCGAAGACTAAAAATGCGACAACAGCGTCTTCTAAGCTATCAAACGGTAACAGTACAAAAAGTTTTAATACTATTAGATCTAAATTGGAGGATGATCCAAATAAAGGAGATTGGTCAAGTGAAATGAGCAATCTATAGATTTATACCAGTGTTTATTAATATATATCTAATAGCTTTCTCTTTTATATTGTTGGTTACTAAAATATTCCACATTGCTTCATTAAATTGTGTATTTGTTTCATGCCTATAGGTATCATTTAATCCTACAGAATATAATATTAATAATTTATCTTTATACATTATATTTTTTATAATTTCTTTTATTATATCTACTGGAAATATATCAAGTTTTTTAAAAACATACCCAATAATGACACATTTTCTTCTTAAATAACGAGGAGTATAGATGCTTAACATACCATCTGTTATTTTACATTCCGGCGTATTTGGATAGAATCTAACAGACTGATAATTTTCAGAATCTTTTGTTAAGTAATATCTCTTATCTTTTCTGTCATATATCCATTCACATCCCTCTAATCCATTATATTTTATATCTATTATTTCATCTCTTTTGTCTGTAACAATTAATTTATTTAGATCTATATCATAATTAACATTAATACATTTACAGTCTTGATAGTATGTCTTAAAAGTTCCAGTATATACTATATTGTTAACAGTATATGGTAGTTTACATATAGAACATCCTAAAGGCTCACAAGTCTCACATTTTCTTATATAGTTTCGTCTATCCATAATTTCACCCTTAAATATGGATCTATCAAACATACTACCACATTCTATACATTTTTTCTTATAAATGTCTACCCTTTTCATTATAAGGTACAAGATTTATATCGAAATTCAATAATAGATTCAATGATAGATTCAATGATAGATAAGTATTACTAATCGTTGGTTAATATAAAAAATATAATTCATTTTTTTTTATAACATTCTAATCTATAGATTTATACCAGTGTTCATTAATATGTATTTAACTTTGTAATCAACTAAACTGTTCCACATTTGTTGATTAAATTGTGTATCTATTTTATATTTACAGCTCCTTTGTAATCCTGCAGAATATAATATTAATAATTTATTTTTATACACTATATTTTTTATAATTTCTTTTATTACATCTACTGGAAATATATCAAGTTTTTTAAAAACATACCCAATAATGACACATTTTTTTCTTAAATAAAGAGGATTATAGATGCTTAGCTTACCATCTGTTATTTTACATTCTGGTCTATATGGATAGAATCTAACAGAATGATAATTTATAGAATCGTGTGTTAAGTAATATATCTTATTTTTTTTGTCATATATCCATTCAAACCCATCTGGTCTATTATATTTTATATCTATTATTTCATCTCTTGTGTCTGTAACAATTAATTTATTTAGATCTATATCATAATTAACATTAATACATTTACAGCCTGGTCGGTATGTCTTAAAAGTTCCATTATATACTATCTTGTCAACAGTATATGGTAGTTTACATATAGAACATCCTAAAGGCTCACAAGTCTCACATTTTCTTATATAGTTTCCTCTACCCATAATTTCACCTATAAATGTGGATTTATTAAATATAATACCACATTCTATACATTTTTTCTTATAAATGTCTACCCTTTTCATTATAAGGTACAAGATTTATATCGAAATTCACTTATAGATTCAATGATAGATAAGTATCACTAATCGTTGGTTAATATAAAAAATATAATTCATTTTTTTATAACATTCTAATCTATATATCTATAGTATTTATTAATATATATTTACATCTACCTTCTCTTAACCAATTCCATAATTCCTCTTTCTTTGAACTTACAGGCAAACTACCATAGTTACTTACTGTAGTTTGTACTATTAGTAGTTTTCCTGTAAATAGTATATTTTTCATAATTTCTCTTATTAAATCTGGTGGAATTTTTTTAATAATTATCATAGCCAAAATTTTAATAATGGGATATACTTTCTTATTATAATAATTAGGATTGTATATATCCATTGACCGTCTTATTGATACACATTTTACCATATAAGGATAGAATCTAATAGATTGATAATTTATATCATTTTTTGTCAAGTAGCATACTTTATTAGTTTTGTCAATTTTCCATTTAGATTCTACTTTTTCATCATATTCCATTTTCCCGCGAATTATATCTATTACTTTAGCTCTTGTATTTGTAATAATTAATTTATTTAGATCTATTTCATTCAATTTAACATTAAAACATTTACAAGTCTGTCTGTATGTTCTAAAACATGAGTGTTTTAGAACGTCGTCATCGTTACTAACATATGGTAATTTACATACAGAACATTTTAAAGGTTCGCAAATATTACATTTTTTTATGTAGTTCCCTTCAAATACGGATCTATCAAACATACTACCACATTTTATACATTTTTTCTGATAAATATTCATTATCTGTAATATACTAATAAAAAAAAGATATTCATTTTTATAACATACCTATTCTCCAATAGTAATCTAATATGTTCCAATCTCTTACTTTTATATCATTCTCTATTATATCCATTGTTATTATATTATTTTTATGTTTTCTATTTCGATGTCTATATCTTCTAGTACCTCTACTTCCTCTTTTTCTTTCTGACTCTTGTTCCATATTATATTAAAGATATAATGTTATTCAATTTTATTGAAGTATTTTATTTTTCATCCAAGGATACCTCTCAATCATAAATTTTCTATAATTTTCCCAAGTTTGTCTCTGAGATTTTTTACAATCTCCAGCTACTTTGTTTAATATAGATATACCTTTTCTAATATCAAAGTCTTTATATATCTTTTTATATTCTTCCCATATACCTATTTCCATCATACAATCTACATTACTATTCATATAAAAATCTTTAGTTAAATATGAGTTTTTATAATAAGCAAATTCTCTCTGGATATTATTAAAAAAGAACATTCTATTCTCGTGCAAATTCATATCAAATACCTCTGTTGTATCATTTTCATCATATTCTCCTATTAATCTACATTCTGTAGAAGTTACAGGTGCGTAACATTGTATGTATATATCTCCCTTTAGCCATTCAAACTTTTTATTTCTATAATTTTCAATAAAATCTATGTTATAATTATTTTTGCCGTATTCTATATCATTATTAATAATATCTTTCCTCTCTATAATAGCTTTTTCAAAGTCAGGCATATTATAAAAAGGAATACGGAATTTAAGCATATAATAATGAGGTTTTAAATTACTTATCCAATTATGACATTGACTTGTATTCCAGACTATATCGACATCTGTAGGTGTTTCAGGTCGATGTATAGAAGTTCTAATATCAGACCAGAAAGCAACTTTCTTCCCTTTAAGTATTTTATTTAATATAGATGATAAACTAATTGTCATAAATCCTTGTATTAAGAAAAATCTATAAGAACTATTAGTTATTATTTTTCTATAACCTTCTATAGAACTTTCATCATCTTCTATATCATAAATAGTCTTTTTCCATTTTTTCATATCCTTATTAAATCTATCTACATAAGTAGCTTTTTTCTTGTTTATGTCATATATTTCATACATATGATTACCTCTATCTAATGTTTTTCTTTTAACTGCTACTATATCATATACCCCTTTACCATCTTCCATTACATAGTTATCATATAACCATATTATTTTTGTATCCTTACTATCATACATTGTAGTAGCATCGGTAATAGGTCTAAATGGTTTATATAAAAAATCGTTAATTGTACCTACTTCAATATTAAATTCTACAGGATCTACATATATAAATTTAGTATTAGGAAATAAGTGATGATATATATAGGATTTTCTACTCGGAGCTGATCCTGCATATATAACATACTCAACTTCTGGGTATAATGATAAAGCCTGTAATTCAGTTAGAAATAATTTTCTTTGACCTTTATGACAAGTATTTCTAACAAAACCACTTTTTTCTGTATATGGCATAGTATATTTTATATCTTTCGTTTTTATAGGAACGTCTGTAGATATATTATTTGTGTAATACTTTATACGTTTCATAACTTCGGGTGTAAATGGATTGTTCCATTCATTTTCTGATAGTGTTATTATATTACTTTTATTTATATCTTTTTTAAAATATCCTCCATATATTGAATTATTTTTGTTCTTCCCTTCCATACATAACATAATAATTAGAACAAATATTATGATAATATTGATAATGATACTAATGTTCATTTCCTTATATATTATAAAAAAAATATATAATTACCGATACAAACGAAGCTTACATATCAGGATAGGGATTATGTCTATAGTATAATATACCATCTTTATACACTCTAACTTCCCATTTTGATAAAAGAGGTGGAGGTGGAGTAGTTGCCATTATATATTTTTCACGTGCTTTCTCTAATGCAGGAATGATAAGAGAGGGAGCAATACTATGTCCATTTTCATCAGTTGTATTTTTTACTATTTCTACATCTTTCGATCTTTCTTTAAATGGCATTCTGTGACGTGAAAATCTTTTTTTACTTCTATCTGTAATATGGAAAAATTCACAGTCATTTCCTTGAAAACATTGTCCAAATTGAAAATCAATACATACTTGATTTAATAGAAATATGGGATTATTTGTAACTGTTGAACATACATTACACTTAATGTCTATAGAGTTAGAATATGTTTTAATTATAGTATGATTATTGTGACAACAATTCATATTATATATTAGATTTATTCAGTATTCATTTTTATTATAGTTGTCCAATACTCCAATAATAGTCTAATAATGAAAAATATTCATCTTTATCATAATTTTTTAATGGTATAGCTGCAATTTTATGTATTGGTTTTACTATATGATATAAACCACAGAATGGTGACATACATACACCGTTATTAAAATACGGACATCTCATACTTAAGAATTGATTTATATTAATATATTTAATTTCAGAACATATATTACATTGTAAAATTATAATAGAGTTATTTATATTTTGTACAAAATTATAGTAATTGTGAATACATGTCATATATATTACATTAATTCTTCTTCAGTAGGATTTACAATAAAATAATTGAATCTATTGAAATTATAATATATAAATGTCCTCATTTAAATATTTGGATCTTTGTTCTGGTATAGGAGGATTTCACTTTGGACTAGATGAATTGGAATGTGTTCTTGCTTGTGATCTAAATAAAGATTGTAGGGAAACTTATTATAGAAATTTCAATATGACATCTCTATCAGACATACATGACATTAAACCTAATAATTTACCAGAATATGATATACTATGTGCAGGATTTCCATGTCAGAGCTTCAGTTCTGCTGGTTTAAAAAAAGGATGGGATGATCCTAGAGCTAATGTATATGTTAAAATTATAGAGATCATACGGGAAACTAGACCAAAGATAGTTCTTCTAGAAAATGTCAAAAACTTACTTACCATTGATAGTGGTAATGTTATTCAAAAAATTAAACAAGATTTTGATGAGCTAAGATATAATATGTCATATCAAGTTTTAAATATTAAGAATTTCAATATACCACAGAATCGTGAACGAGTATTCATGATCGCTATTAATAAAGATTACATTGACAGAATATTCGATTTCACTAAGCTTAGGAGAAAGAAGGCTACTCCTACTATATGTGATTTTTTAGAAGATAACATAGAACATTTATATTTATCAGAAGATTCATATAAATTACTTGATGATGATATAAAAAAAGAACAGAAATCAGGATTAATATTTAGTGGATATTTAAATGCTAACTTACGTAAGAAGGGTGCTAAAGAGAATACAGAGCATTTATCTAGAGTACATAAACAACCTAATCGAATCTATCATATAGACGGCGTACATCCTACTCTTAGTTCAAGTGAAATTAGTGGTCGATATTACATACAGGACAATATTGGTATTCGTAAGATGACACTTAATGAATGTTATAAGATAATGGGGTTTCCCGATACCTTTATCAAGCATACAAAAAATAATCAAGCATATAGACAGATAGGAAATTCAGTCTGTCCAAAAATTATTAATTCGATTCAAAGAGAACTAAAGCGACAGGGATTTATTTCTTCTCCAAATCATTAGGAGTAATACCCAATTTCTTAATATAACTTATTAAGTCAGATTTCTTAGTATCACGCATTACAGCAAGAGTATTAAATTTTGGCTTACCAGTAGAAAAATCCCATTCTATTTTGTCTTTATAGAATGTATTACACCACTTACATTGGGGATAACTTTTAGTTGTGTTTTCTACTTTTATTGGTATCAGATGCCCTTTTTCAAAGTGACATTGTTTACCAAATATATCCATTTCACCCTCTGTACAACCACAAGTAAAACATTTAATTTTGCCATTTGGAACATTAACAATAGCCTTTCTTTTTGGATTTATTTCTTCTATTGGAAATGGTGATTCAAAAAGTCTCTCAGAATTATTTAGAGACTTTTTAGTGGCAGGTGTATAATATGAAAAGCCGTACATATAATTTAATTCTCTTGGTCTTTCTCCACCAATACCCCTCTTATCCTTCAATTTTATGCGATTTTCTAAATCTTCTATTTTTAGAATTGTATTGAATTCGTTTTTCAAATTAAGAAAGTAATTCAAAAGCTTTATATGATCTGATAATTTATTATTATTTTTAGCAGTGATTTCAACTTTAAAATTTGTATAATCCCATTCTAGTTCACTTAGATCTTTTATAGTTTTTACTTTAAAATGATGTTGTAATATCACATACAATTTAAGTATATTACTACTTGATAACTCCAGATCTATAGACAAGTCATTATAAGTAAATTTAAGAATATATTTCGAGTATTTAATAGATTTAGTGTACTTGTTATTTATTTTAGAAATACTTAATTTACTATTAGATTCTAGTAAATTGAATGTCTCTGAATTATATTTAATATCAATCGTCATAATATCTTATACATATAAAAAAATATATTCAATTATTTTTTTTACTAGTATAATTCTTCTTCAGTAGGATTTATAAGCGCTCTACAGTCACAACCTTCATCACATTCATGTCCTGTATATAATTCCCATTCATCTATTTCGCCTTCCCCATCAAAATATTCGTATCCTATATCAAATGGAGGATATCCTACTACGTGATCTTCTATGTGACGTAGTTTAAATCCTTCTACAAGTCTTACTGAAGGAAAATAGAAATTGACACCATAGTCTATATCATTATCATATTGACTATTCTCTAAAAAGTATAATTTTTGTAGATTAACTCTAAAGAATTCTCCATACATTCTCAGTAACTTCATTTGTGTAGAATTTCTTGTCTCTAACAGAAGGTCTTCATATTTGGATATAAGAGAGTGATTATATTTCTCCAACATTCCAGACATAGTGTATATTCTTATAATTATATTTTCATTTTTTTAGTATATATAAAAATGGACGATTACTACGGAGACCCATTAGGACCTTCTTCTTTTCCATCGGCAAGTAATTATACTTACGAGACAAGTATTTATATGAATGATAGAAGTGACAAAAATCCATACCCGAGAGTATATACTGAAGAAACAAGGGACAAAGAGATAGAAGACTGTGAGCCGTGCGCTGGATATTCTTCACAGTACTATGATAAATGTTATGCAAAAGAAGGAAATCAATGTATCGGGCGTAGTTACCCACAATGTATGAAGACTTACCCACACTGTAAGCAATTACAAGAAGAGACTCCTATTTTATATAAAGAAAGTGGTGGCGGCAAGGAAGGATTTTTTTCTTCAAATAATTCAAATAGTCTACTTACTCAAGATAATTTATTGCTTATTGTAGTAGCGTTCATAGTATGTGTGTTATTATTTAGTAACAATAAAAAACAAAAAGTATTTTCTATCCCTTTTAATCCTAATCTTAATCCTAATCCAGCTACGATATATTTTGTTCGGAACACATAGGACAAATAGGATTAGGAGTAATATCCCATATGGAATCTTGTTCCTCCTCTTCGTCACTTTCTTTTTCTATATTAAATTTCTGTGTATATTCTCTTTTTATATTATCATTAGATTGAACATCTATCAATAATTTTTTTATAGAATTTAAGTATTGTTCATCTGTTATATATCCTCCATATTTTAACATTATATGTCTTCTTGGAGATGGATTAATCTTTGATATTTGTTTATTGTGAAATATTTCATATAATTTTATTAAATTATCAAGTAGATCCGAATCCATATGCTCCACGATATGTCTTGCAGCACAAGGAAATGAACAAAAGTTTCCATATACAGAAATATTATATTTATCATTATCTACATACTTTATAGATAGTGGTATAAATACAGGAAGTGTGTTAAATGTAAAATCGCAGTTCCAACAAAATATATTAGTATTTTTGGTCCATTTATTTAACGATGTAAATATCGGAGGTATAATATCATATTTAACTTTATCTGTTCTATATGGGTCTTGAGTAGATACACTTTCCAATAATCTCTCGTTAAACTCATCTTCTATATTTTTATAATCTTCTGTATTAACTCCTCTTAGAAAAATAATAAACGATTGACTATCTGTCATTGTATATATTAAAGTCTTACTCGCTTAGTGAATTCTTCATATCACTCATATTAAAACATTTCATTACGATAGTTTTAACCATACTATCACTCCATAATCTTCCTCTTTTCTTATGCCCTTTTTTATTTAAGAATTCAGCGATCTTTAAGTTATTTTGCCTTGACATATTTGATCTATCTTTAATTATTTTTATTATCTTATATTCATCCGGATTGATAACAAATGTTCTAATACCCTTTTCAATTTTAGATTTCATTCCATATTTAGCGACTCCAAATTTCCAACCTTTTTCTTTTCTATGTCTCTGATTATCTCTAATCCTTTTTGATAAATTTGTAGAATATCTTTGAGCTTCAAGTATCTTTTCCAAGAATCTATCCAAACTTATAGGATCGCTCGTATATATTTGTTTATCCATTACTGAATGAACCGTCAAATCATATGATTTAATTCCCTTTCTTAATTGTAATCCCATTTCAAGATTGCGACTCAATCGTGATACATCATATACAATGATTTTATCAAAATACCATCTTTGTACAGCTTTAAACATTTTCTGAATACCTAGGAGTTTATCCTGAGAGTCTTTTTTCCAAGCAGATCCATTATCTTGAAATATTAATACTGATATATATTTTGGGAAAATCTGCTTTATATAGTTTATACAATCATAGGTTTGTTGATCAATAGTAGAGTCTCCTCTACTTTGACGAACATATACACATAATTTTTGTTTTTTTGCCATATGATCGGCATCACCTTGTAACCATATTTTTTTAGATTCTGGCGAGATAGTACGCTTGAGGTTAATCTCTTGAACACTAAATCTGTTCATTTTATACTTAAAGACTGAGTCTTTTCATTTTTTTAATTGACTATTTGTCTATGAATTATATTAGCTCTATCTATAAGACATTCAAAGTTTGCTACACATACAGCATCGTCTGAATATGTAATACACAATGCTCCTAATCCATTATGGGTATTTTCAAATATACCCAATAAAGAAGAACCTAATCTATTTAATAACACTGAATCACCGTCGCATTCTGTAATCATATTTTCTACATCATCTAATAAATTACTTATACCATTTACTGTATCAGTTCTATTATTAGACCATAGATATCTTTGTATACTTGTAAGGTAATTATTTCTTTGTATAATTACATCTTTATTTCTAAACACCAACTTATCATTCTCAACAACCTTTCCTATTATCTTTAAGGCTACTATTAACCTTTCACAGCGATTTCGTAAGTTATTAATTATATATATCAATCGACGCTTTTTTCTGTTAAATATCTCTCCATAGTACTTAAATCTTCATTACTTAATCCGATAGTCCATTTAATAGTTACTATAGCTTGTGATTCAGATAATTTGATTTTAACTTCAAACCCTCTCTTTTCTAAAGATTTTAATATATGTGTATAGATGATAATTCTACTATCCGTTCTTTCTGATTGTAAATTAGGAAAAGTAACGGGAAGATTATATACTAAAACATTTTCCCCAATGTTCTTTTTTATTGCTATAATCTTTTTATCTATGATAAATAATTGTTCTCTAACAATATCATTTAAAGTTGTTCCTGCTAATACACTTCTTGATATTTGTGATACTGTAACTAATCCAGTAGGAGCAATGTTATTATTCATTTATATATAAAAAAATAGATAAATTTAGATGGCTATTCTTCTTCAGTACAAATAAGACGCATAACAAAAGCAGCTAGAATCTTATATTGAAACTCGACCGAAAAGAATAGATATGCGGGTAATGCCGTTATTTTAATAAAGTAAGTATCTTTTGATCGATATAAACTACCTACCTTTTTTGGATCATCAAATGAAATCTCACACCTTTGAGCAAAATCAACTCCTCTTCTAAACTGTAGAGGTGTTGATCTATGTCTTAATGTATGATTAGTATCGTTATGTCCCATTATTTTTCTTATAGCAGATACACATACATACTGATTACTGTCAGTATCATCAAATACAGGAATTTCGATATCATCTCTTGTCTTTTTTATATCTAAATCATTATGAATGACATCTTCTAAAGTCCATTTGGTATTAAATACTATTCTATTAATATATCTCTTTTGTTTTATTTCTGGATATTTTTTATATTGTAAGAAGATATAGTCAAGAGTAGTATTATTATATAAAGTTTTTTCTAAATATGGAGAAATAAGATATTTCGAGAGAAGTTCAACTTGACCTATGACACAATCTTTTCCTATTAAAACATCATATACTATACACATAGTACTATGCCAGTTAAGACGATTCGTCATAAGCGCTGTATATGTATATTTATGAGCATTTTTAGATACTTTGTTATCATAAGTATCGAATACATTTACATTCTCATCTTTGGTTACTGATGTATCTGGTCCGTTTGTTATTACGTGTCTATATTTTATAAGAAGCTGACCGTCTTGATTTCTAAACTCATGTTTTATTGAATCATCATCGACCAAAACGGTACAGTGCATTTCTATAATCGTAGCAAATGATAAAGATAACATATACAGTTCGTCTGGAAGGTTCATCTGTCGTTGAAGAAGAAACCATTTTCTAAGTTCTTTACGATCTTCAAGTATTTTACCATATGAGCGACGCATACTGATATATTACATATTTTTTGAATTCAATTATTTTTGTGTAAAAATATTTGAATCTAATAAATATCTAATATATCGTTTAGAATACGAAAGAGGCTAAGTTTAGAAGATTGTCATAGAATGGCTGAATCTAAAGGTGGAAAATGCTTATCGCTTATCTATATCAACTCACTTACACCTATGAAATGGTATTGTGATATATGCGAGTATGAATGGAAAATTACTTTTCATAATATTAAGAATCATAATCAATGGTGTTCCGAATGCGCTCGAGGTAAAAACGAAAGAGAATGTAAAGAAATAATAGAAAGGTATTTTCCTAAAAGACGTCCTAAATTTCTTAAAGGTTTAGAATTAGATGGCTTTAATAAAGAATCCAAATTGGTATTTGAATATAATGGAATGCAACATTATAAATATATCCCATTCTTTCATAGAAATGGAATTCAAGATTTCTATGATCAACAAGAAAGAGACAAAAATAAATTAGAATTATGTATAAAAATGGTATCTTATTAGTCATTATTCCATATGATATACAAAATAAAGAGTTATTTATTAAGAATTATTTATATCCTACTTTCTAGACCGCCATTGGCATTTCACTACTCAAGTTTCCGTAATTTTCATAATCGAGTAATGAAAAATGCTCTAATTCAAAATCATCTATATCAGTTATCTTTTTGTCTATATGGATTGACGGGAAAGTGCGAGTTTGTCGTCTTAATAGCTCTTTCGCAGAATCCAGATGATTTAAGTAAATATGTGTATCTCCAAGCATTGCTGTAATTTTTGTTGCTTTTTTATTAGTCAAATGTCCCAATATGTGTAAAAGCATACTGTATGAGGCGATATTAAAAGGCAATCCTAACATCACATCGCTCGACCTGAGATATACGATCCCTTCAAGTTCGTCATTATCGTCTCCCGTGACATAAACTTGAAATAAAACATGGCAAGGATTCAGACACATTTTGTCTAAATTCTTAACGTCATAATTGTTTATCAATATTCGCCTGCTATGTGGATCATCCTTTATAAGTTGTATCATATTCTTTAATTGATCGATGCCTCCTGTGTGATCCACGTCATCGTGAATATATTCTGTTCCGGCATGTCGCATCTGGAACGGATACATTGGGCCAAGTTGTCCCTTCGCTTCTACATTTTTGTCCCAAATGCGACACTTATTCTCGTGCAAATAATCTAAGCTACATTTTCCTTTAATGAAGAAAAGCAATTCAACAAGCATAGTCTTAAATGGTATCCTCCGCGATGTGAACAGTGGAACTGTATTATCTCTCAGATCAAATGATATACTTTCACCAAATGTTGAGAGAGTCCCAACTCCCGTTCTATCATTTCTTTTATTTCCTCTACGTATTATTCTTTCGATTAGATAATGATATTGTAATTCATCTCTATTCTTATGATAGTATTCAGTAATTACATTTCCCAACGATGTTTGTTTTGTATTAAGCTTTAAATATCTGGAATAGTCAATTGGTGTAATCATTATATCACATACAATGTTAGACATTGTATGAATAACAGTTTCATAAATAATATTTATCTTATGATTGAAGTATCTAAGACAATAGTTAAATACGGCTCCGCCTCCAATAATAAATATCGTTTTGTCCTTAAATTCAGGAGTACTATATTTTATTAAAGCGGATTCTAATGTATTATCTTGTGTAAGTACTTCATTTATTCTATTTGGTAGTTCTTTTCCCATACTTTCAAGGGTCTTTCTGCCCATTATTACTATATGACCTTCAGTGGTTTCTCTGAAATGGCGAAGATCTTGAGGATCTCTCCAAGGGATACCATTATTTAAACCGATACCCCCATCATTAGTCTTTGCGTATATCAGATTAAAAGTCCGCATAAGGTATATAAATATTTTCTTGAATTCAATTATTTTTATTTAAATTTTTACAATAATCTTCAAGGGCTTTAACATCATCTTCAGAACTTGGTATCATTGCAGTTCTATCTTCGTTAAATTTGCCATATAACGCGAAGTGTTTTTTGTCGCTATTTTTACAATGACAATGTTCTGTAGGATGAGGAATTACATGGAATTTATCTCCATCTGTCGGTACAGGAATCATACAAAAACTTATATCTTCTGACATTTTATATATAAAAAAATATAAGGTTATAATATAATATATAACAATGGCTATAATTAAAGTTGATAAAAGAGATTTTGTAGCAATAAAACATTGGATACAACTACTTTTATCTGTTATTTACTTTGTTTATATGTGGTTTATTAGTGATCCTTCCGATTGGGTAACACAAAGAGAATATAAAATTAAAGAGTGGAGAAACTTAAAAGGAGAAATAACAGATAAACCAGATGATAAATCTGATATATATTATGCTAATCAATGGACTACTTATAACATACTTAGAGGAAGTAGTTTAGCATTCTTATTAGGGACTGGTACTGGTGTGATTGTTGATCTATTAGATTATCATGATAAGATAATCCATATTAAATCTAAAGATGATCCTGTTACTCAGTAAATATATCGTCGATTGTATTAATTGGAGTTATATTGTTTTTATCAAAACTATATGTATTATATCTGGAATTGTATCCTACGTTAAAGAATTCTGTTCTTATAATAAATACTTGATTTGCAAATATTATAATACACCCTTCTACATTATTTTTTACCATTTCACAGGAGTTCATACTATCAAATTCATATATCAGTTGAATGTAATTTCTTCTTAAAGGATATACATTTTCTTTTGACATTTTCCATGGATTTATTGGAATCAATATTTTTTTCCAATTTACTCCTAATTCAGACAATTTATCACTTATTTGTTGTATAGCATTGCTTGATATTTTACGAGTATTATTCCATTTTACTTTTCTTTTATCATAAGCAGAGTAACATGATGAAAATGTAATATACGTTTTAAAGTTATGAAAATCCCGTTCTTGGAGTGCGATGTATTTTATGTTACACATAGTACTTCTATTTTTTGACCTTAAAATGTTGAAGTTACATACTTTGTGTATCATCATACCATGATCAATTACTAAATTATCTATAAATAAAGTCGTTTGATGAAATTCTATAAATACTATGTTTGAACACCATATAGGAAGTACTGTTTTTATTATACACAATGGAAAATAACATTTTATATAGTTACATATTATATTTAGTGGTAAGATTCGAGGTATGTTTTTAACTATTATTATATTATGTGATACTACTGTTATTGATGCTGACATTTTATATTAAAGATACGTAACAGAGATTGTAGTTAATGCAAATATCAGGTATCAATATCTACATCAAACGTTGGTTATTATGACATATACAAATTCATTTTTTTAATATCATGTTAATTAATATAAAAAAATATATATTTTTTTATATTAATCCTTCTTAGATCTACGACATATATTATTTACTATAATGTGAAACGAGAAGATGAAAAAGGCGATTCTTTAATGATGCGTTTTCTTCATCTAATCGTTGAATTTCATACTTAGTCATCTTATAGTTGGTCTCTATGCCCTGATAAAGCTCATTCTTATCTTTAATTATGGACTTTAATAATACGTTATCTTTATTTATATTTTCGTATTTTTGTATGACAATTCTAGCATGAACCTCTGCTTTTTTGACTACATTTTCCGAACGTTCGCGTTCCTCATTAGCTACAGTGACTACCTTTTTCAAACGTTCGATTTCTTCATTAGCTGCAGTAATTAAATCTTCTACATATAAACGACGTTTGTTTTCATCGCTAAGCTTCTTTTCCAGATATTCTTGGCATTCGATTACGTTTTTCAAACGTTCGCATTTCTCATTAGTTACAGTGAGTAAGTTTTCCATATGTCTGCGACTTTCGATTTCCTCGATAAGCCTCTGTTCCCTATGTTTGCGAAGTTCGATTTCATTGTTAAGTTCCTCATTAGATACATCAAGTTTTGACTTCAACGCTTCTTGACGATTTCTCATTAATTTAACGACTGTACTAGCCTGTTCAACATTAGTATCTCTCTTTTTTAATCTATCCCTAAGATCGTTGATTTCGATATTTTTCTCTTCTAATCTATCCCTAAGATTACTGATTTCGATATCTTGAGTCGAGGTGGGGGGTTTCTTTTTTTCTGATTTTACACGAAAATTCTTCCATATACATAGAGGACATTTATTACCTTTATACTTATTACCACAATCCTTACACGTGGTAGACATTTTGTGAGACAAATAAGGTTTATATATTACAGTTGTTGGTTACTATACCTATTGTATTTTCATTTTTTTCTATATATATGCCAACTCGTAAGAAGTACGGTAAGAGGAAGAAAGATGACGATGATAGTGGTTCTGAGGAATGTAATAATCCATTTATGAATAAATTCATAAAAAAAGTAAAGGGATGGAGTAATGATAGGAGTGATAGTGATGTCTATACAAGAGGTAATCATATAGTATTTAAAGGTGACGTAAATAGAGATAATGTATATAAGTTAGGAGAGGAATTGGAAACTCTAAACAAAGAATTTAGAGATCTTCAAAAGTCGTTAGATGCTGTTATATGTACTCCAAAACCTATATATTTACATCTAAATACATATGGTGGATATTTAGACGATGCTTGGGCTGCTGTCGATTTTATTAAGTCATCAAAAATTCCTGTACATACAATCGTAGAAGGTAGAGTAGCATCTGCCGGAACTTTAATGAGTGTTGTTGGACAAAAAAGATATATGACTCCTCATAGTAGATTTTTAATACATCAACTGAGAGGAGGTATGTGGGGAAAATTTGCTGATATGGAAGAATCATTAGAAGAATGTAAAGATGCGATGGATGATATAGTTGATTTATATTTAGAACATACAAATATGACAGAAAAGCAAATTAGAGATCAATTGAAAAAGGAAAAATATTGGGATATAGATGCTTGTAAAAGAAAAGGTTTCATAGATGAAGTATGGAAAAATGATCTATAGATTGTATTATTCTAATATAGCTTATGATAGTATATGGGATAATGGTAGTTATATGTTCAGTAACTATATTTTTATTACACGGATTTAAAGCATTTAAATGGAATATAGATGTTCCTACAATAAAGTTAAAAAAGAACTTAGTTATGGTAGGTAGCGAAACTACATTAGCAGACTCTATCTTGCTTACAAGAGCGGCATTTAAATTAAAGGGCAATATGAAAAATGTATTTGGAATAGCCAAAGAAGGAGCTACATATCTTAAATCTTTTGTTACAAACTTCTTTTTAATATTCGTAGAAAGAAGTAAGAAAAAGAAACAGGTAGATAAAATTGTAGAAAGACTATCAAAATGTGAAGAACCTTTTATTTTATATATGTTTCCAGAAGGAAAGTGTGGGAAGGTAGATAGATGGAAGACAGGATTTCATCACATAAGTAAGCGCTTAAATGCTGATATATGTATCTGCGGTATTGATCACGAAAAACATAAAGTTATAATTGATAGTATATTTAAACCAAGACCTACATCTAAAGAAAATATAGCTATAATTAAAAATAGATTAAGAAAATATAAATTGGCTAAGCCAGAATTTAGTAATTTAGATTGATCATTCAACCAGTTACTTTTTTTTTTGTATTATATAAATGTCATCTACAGCTACTATAACAGTTGGAGGTATTAATAATCATATAGTAGATAAATCTGAGACAGTAGTAGCAGATAGATCTATAAGATTTAAGAATGAAGATGTTAATGGTAAAATTGTATTAAAGTTAGGAAGTACGGATTCTAATACAAAATTTCAAATTCTTGATAGTTCTGGAGTTGTTTTATTCAATATTACAGGAGAAGGTATTATAGAGGTAGGAGGATATATACCATCAGGAAGTTTGGCAACATTACAAACTATAGCATCGCCATCAGTAGGTCAAAAGTTTCGTCTTATACAAAACGACGGCTCTTTTTATTTTGATAAACTTTGTTATTATTCAGGAAGAACTTGGCAAGTAGAAGGAGAGACAATAGAAACATTTGCTGGTACTTCTACTTTTGATTTAGGTAATGTAGTTATTCAAACAGATGATAATACTAAAGAATTTACTATGTTATATCCTGTAACAGTTCCAGATAGAGGATTTATTGGAACTGTAGTATTAAAAGCTCCTGTAAATTCAGGAGATTATATGACAATTGCTACTAGAGGTGTATGGGAATTAGGAATGGAATCTGGTAATTATAATTCTGGAAGTTATGTACATACAGGAACTCTACAAGGATTAAGTAGTCAAGCTATTTTACCTGAAGCGGGTTCATACGCTATAGCTCTTGAAACAAAGAATATATTGAATAATGGTGATTTTTTGATATGTTATATATTCGCAGCAGAAAGGTATTAATTATTTTATACCTATATATATATATATTAATGTCATCTGAGTGTATTATATCAATAGGTGGAGATACTAATCATATAGTAGATAAGTTTGATACTACAGCATCAGACAGAAATCTACAAATACATAATGATCATTCTACAGGTTCTATAGTTTTACAATTAGGTAGTACAGATACAAATACTAAATTTGAAATACAAAATAGTAATGGAGATGTATTGTATGATATCCTTGGAACAGGTTTTAGCTTAGTAGGAGGATATATACCATCTGGAAATTTATCAACATTACAATCTATAGCATCTCCAGCAATCGATCAAAAATTTCGTCTTTTGCAGTCAGATGGTTCATTTCATTATGATAAACTTTGTTATTATACAGGAAGAACTTGGCAAGTAGAAGGAGAAACAATCGAGGTAAGATCCAGTACCAGTTTATCATTATATCAAATTGTAAAAGTAGATACTTCTACGAATTATAAGGTTACAGTGACAACTACACCACAAGACATAAACGTTCTTGGAGTTGTGGTAATCAACCCCCCTTCTGGAGCAGATGAGTATATAACTCTTGCCGTTAGAGGTGTATGGCCTGTAGGTATGATAGTAGATACGTATAGTCGCCAAGGACATATTAGAAGTAGTAGTACTGCTGGTTGGGCTTCTACTCCTAATGCTAATACAGGAAATTTTGGGTTTGTTCTAAAGGAAACAATTGTACTTTCAATAGGAACTCCTGTTATATGTTTTATTCATGCTGCAGAAAAATTTTAGAGTTTATATATAATTAATGTCCGATTGTAGTATAACTGTTGGAGGTATTAATAACCATATAGTAGATAAATTTAATACAACAGTAGCTGACAAAACTATAAAAATAGAAAACAAGCATTCTACTGGATTAATAAATTTAAAACTTGGAACTACTGACAATAATACTAAATTTGAAATTCAAGATAGTAATGGAAATTCATTATTTATTATTGATGGAATAGGTGTTAAACGATCACCCGAAGTCATTTCGTCAGGAAATTTATCTGTATTACAAGCTATAGTATCTCCAGTAGTAGGACAAAAATTTCGTCTTATACAAACAGAATCGACTTTTCATTATGACAAACTTTGTTACTATACAGGAAGATCTTGGCAAGTAGAAGGAGAGACTATTGAAATGTTATCAGATGGAGCTTTAACACTATATAAAGCATTAGAACAAAGCACTTCAGATGATTTTAAAGCTGTCATACCAATTTCATTTTCTGATAATGATGTAATTGGTATATTAGTATTTAATGAGCCATCTGGAGCAAATGAATACATAACTGTCGCTGTTAGAGGAATATGGCCTGTAGGTATGATGACAGGTTCATATAATACGCAACAATATGTGAGAACTTCAAGTTCAGAAAATTCTACCACTACTACTACTCCTAGTGCTGGAGTTTTTGGGATAACATTAGAAGCAAAAACTATATCTGTCAGTGGAGATACTCTTATTTGTTTTATACACTCCACTGAAGCATTTTAGATTCTACCCTTTATCATCATTTCTGCTTTTGGTGTCGTTCCAAGTTCATATATAATAAATAAAAATTCAGTAATAGAATTAGGATTAGCTCTAACTTCATTTACTGCTTGTGCTGGAAATACACCTGATCCTCCTCCTTTTGTTACAAAAGTATTATCTACTGAGTTTTTAAAGTATATACTACCAGCGTCTGTATTAATAACAGTTAGATATCTAATTTGTCCAACTACTGGGTTTGTCAAAAAAGCAATCCAAGCACTTGCGCTTGGTAATATATCATTTCTATCTATACCTGCTTTTGATCTTTGTACTAGATTATAATTTAATTCTGTAGCAGTCCATGTATGATTTCCGACAGTGTTAATATTAGTTAGATAAAATGGTATAGTACCTATAGGAGCAATTGGTATGGAAGCACCGCCTCCACCTCCTGTTATAGTATCTACATATATTTTTGTCGCAACATCTTGATCATCGGTAGGATCCATTACATTTTTAACTTGTGTTTCAGAACTAAACGTTGCTGTATTGACATCTGCTCCTCCAATATCATCATCGTGATGTAATGCTAAACTTAATTGAGAACTATTATCATCTTTAGAACAAGTAAGAGTTAAAGTTCTTTTATTTCCAACACTCGCACCATCATTAAAAGCTCCGTATATGACAGAAGAGTTTATTTGGCGAGTAGTTAATTCTCCAAAGTTTTGTACATTTGACATAATCTATATATATATATAATAATAATATATATAATGAGTATAATTTCTTCTATTAAGGTAGTAGATACAGTTACTGGTGAGGATGTATTTGAATATGATAGTTTTGAATCTAATGGAAATCCTTTTAAAACTGTTATAGAAACTGGACAAAATGGATCTACAGTAGAATCTAAAATAGAAATTAGTTCTAATGGTGTAGATTTTAAGTTAGGAACTAGCGATAATACTACTGGAGTGAATTTTGTAAATTCAGATGGAACAAATTTATTTAAAATCAGTGGAGATAATATTCAAGATACAACTAGTACTACAGGAAAATGTCCTCTATATATTGAATGTAATTCGGGACAAATTTACAGATATATGGCAAATGGAGGTAATAACAGTTCAGATGGATGGGTAATTCAAAATGGACAAAAATATTATATTGATAAACAAAATAGAATGTATAGATTGTTACTTCGTCAAGATATGGAAAAAACAATAACTGGAGATCCTCAAACCAGTGCTGGTTGGCCGACTAATGCTATCATTTCTTCTACAAAAGAATATAATAATACAGCAGATCCACAAACTGCTCATCAATTCTTAGACTTTAGTTTAACTACAGCTGAATGGGATGAATATAGAGATGAGGATGGTAAATTGGAATTTAAAAAGATATGGCCTGATATTGAAACAAGATTTCCATACGACGCTTCAAGACCAATAAATTTTGAAGATTCTTCTGGTAATGTAGTAGATTGGATGACTTGGAAACAAACATCAGAACCTGGTCAAGGAGTAGATTTTGAACAAATAGATGAAGACAATAATCTTATTTATTACAATGCAAATTCAAGCAATGCTAGTACAGTATTTGAAGGTATACACTTAGATTCTGATAGTAATGCTTTTCTTGATGGTAATAATAGTGGTTTATGGTTTTATGCCGCAGGTATATTTGATACTTATAATACAGCTATAAATGGTCAAATGGGAGGATTAACTGCTATGCCTATTATGTTAATGAATAACGGTTCTTGGATATATCATACTAAAGTAGAAGTATGGTTAAGAGTCCCTAATAAAGTATATTTAGTTGCTGGACAAAGTAATGCAGTAGGATTTGGAGTAGAATCTCAATTACCGTCTTATATTTCTCCTGGTCAAACATTATCAAATGTTAAATATTGGGGAAATGGTTATTCTGCTTGGCAAGATATGGTAGCAGGAAATACTAATGCTTCTAGATATTTTGGATATGAATTACCTTTAGGTTACCTTACACAATCTTCTTATATTATTAAATATGCTTCTGGAGGAACTAATTTACATACACAATGGGATCCAGACGGAGCAAACAATAATATTTATGATACGTGGTTATCTACAGTTATGAATGCTTTAAATGCTCTTACTATTCCATATCAAATAGTTGGAATGGCATGGATGCAAGGTGAATCTGATTCCAATATAGGTAATGCTTCAAATTACGAAACTAATTTAACAGAATTTATATCATCTGTAAGAACTGCTGTAGGATTTCCTAAATTACGTTTCGGGATAGGAAAAATTTATGCTCCAAACAGTAACCAAACATATATTAACATTATAAGATCAGCACAACAGTCTGTTGCCGATGCTGATGATAATGTATTTACTATAGAAACTAATGACTTATCATTACATGATAATATACATTATGATGGAACTTCTTTAGTAACTATGGCAGAAAGATTTATAAGTGGATTTGGACCTATTACAGTATCAACTCCTAATGCTCCTGCTACTTTTTATACAAAAACAGATCAGATTAATACTGAAATAACATGGCATAAATTATTATCACAAGATGTAGATAAAGATATAAATACTGATATATCTTTATCTACTCCATTGTCATGGACATCTAATGTTATACAAAATGGTTATTTGAATAAAAATAATCCTACATATGGTAATTATGCTAATTTTGATGATGGGTTTTCATATGTAAGAAATATTAATAATAATTTAGTCTTGAAAATAGAATGGGGTTCTGATACTAATAACTGGGAATATATTGAACAATCATCCTTACCAGTCACTGTCAGAAATGGACTTAATCAAGATACAGATGGATTTATTCCAACATATATTATATCTAAAAGTTCATCACGTAATAGAGGAGTTGCGATATCTACATCAAATAATACATGGTTGGATACAGATGCGGCAGCGACGTGGTGGGGAGCTTTAGGTATGGCAATGGCAGGACGACAAACATTTAGTGGAGGTATACCAGCAATATCAAGTTCTAATAATGGTAATATAATTCCTAAAACATCATCAATATGGATGGCAATAACAGGAATATCTACAGTTTCTAATAGACCGAATATTACTGTGTTAGATTATGATAATTCTGGTAGATGGTGGAAAAAATTGATAGGACAAGACTTATTAAAAGATTATTTAACAAATGCGGTTGTAACAGCTACTCCATGGGATCCAAGAATTGTATTAGGACATATGTGGAATAAAGATAAACCTTGGTACGGTAATTATATTAATTTAAATATTGATTATAGTAAACATATTGGAATTTTTGGAACTATCTCAAACTCTCATTATCAATTTAGATTAAATTATCCAGGATCTGGAGATAATTTAATTTTTGATCAAAAAAATAAGCCATTAGAAACTGTTGACGGGTTTATATTACGAGAAGTAACAGGAGGTGGAAACGGACTAAGTCTAGAAGGCATATCTCCGGAAATACATAGCAATTCTTGGTTATCTGGCAGAAATTCTATAATTAATAATTGGTGGTATGCTATAGGAGTATTCGGATTACATCAAAATGGTATTCCAGGAGTAGAAGATATGGCAAGAATTGTAACAAATGTAAATCTATGGATAAAAACATTAATATCATCATCAACAGATGTTTTTGCTATTGGAAAGGGATTACCAAATACTTGGCATTACACAACTCCAGTTGGGATTTATAATACTGAATCTACTCCTATAAATTTAAATTATATTTATAATGTAGTACCACAAAAAACGATAACCTTTGATGCCGTTTATTTACAGTATAATAGCACTAATGCGAATCAGTTAGTTTTAAGAAGATATAGTTCAGAAGGCGATCACGGATTAAAAGGACAATTTTATATAGATATTACAAATAGTAAAAATACAGATCTAAGAGATGACATATTAAATAATTATATTTGTATAGTAATGGTTATAGAAGTATTTACTACATTAGCTCAAAGTATAGTAATTAGCAATTTTGCTGAATCTATTGATACTTCTGGGAATTTAACTTCAATAAATACTGTAAATATGAATGTTGATTATGGTGTTAATACATATGAATTAAAAAATACTATTCAAATACCTTCAGCAATTCCTAGTAATTTGAATGGATATAGAGTAGGTTTATCTATATCAGATGGACTTATAAATACAGATTACATAAATTTATTAGGTTTTAGAATAGAAATACAGTGATTAATCTCTACCAGTTTTTATTATTTCAACTTTAGGATTTGCTCCTAATTCATATATACATATTGAAAATTTAGTAGTTCTATTAGGTGATGCTCTAGCCACTCTTCTTCCTAGAGCAGTAAAAGTACCAGCTCCTCCATTTCTTGCTACAAATGTACCATCAGGAGAAGTATTAAAATCCATTCTACCTCCATCTGTGTTTATAATTATTAATATTTTTATATCTCCTACTACTGGATCTGTTAATGTAGCTATCCAATCAGAGGCATTAGGTAATATATCTTCTCTATTACCACTTGTAGTTCTTCTTATAATTCCAGAACTTATTTGTGCTCCAGTCCAAGAATGATTACCAGCAGTGCTTATATTTTCTATGTAATCAGGAGCTGTTCCTATAGTAAATAAACTAAGAGCAGAACGACCTTCTCCTCCAGTATTATCATCTACATATTTTTTTGTTGCAGCATCTTGATCAGAAATAGGATCTAATACGTTTTTAATTAAAGTATTAGATGTAAATGTAAAACGATTAGTATCTGATCCACCATCATCAGTATCATGATGAAGTTCTAAACTTAACTGCGAACTATTATCGTCTTTTGAACAAGTAAGAGTTAAACTTCTTTTATCTCCAGCCCCAGCTCCATCATTAAAAGCACCATAAATAACGGATGAGTTTACTTGTCTTGTAGTAAATTCCCCAAAATTCTGAACATCTGACATTATTATATATCACTCAAGAATATATCCAAGGAAAGAAAATTGTAATGCAATGATTTGAGTATCTACTGTATTTCCAGAATTACCATTTATAATATTACTAATTTCTATTTTCATCTCATCATTAGCTTCTAGTATACAATTTATAGATAAATATAAAGCACCACTAGAATAAAAGTCATCTTCTATTTTGTTATAACTAATTACATTTGGAATAGGAATCCAATTACCACCATCCATTTTTTTACTAATTCTTATAGAATATAAACTTGTAGAATTTGTTTTACTAGCTAAGCATACACGAGCGATTAGATTTCCACTAACATTTAAAGATCCTTTATATTTAATTGATTTCTCGTTAGTTAAATCAAAATAATCATTATTTTGATTATCTATTCTACTGTTGAATGTTATAGAAGTATGAGTAGATGGATTACTAATTATTTTTTCTTCTAGTTTTTTAATTATTTCTGTATGTTCTAATGTATTTTCATCATTAAAGTTTATTTTATTAACATTTATAACTCTATTTTGATTATTATTTCTATTTGGATCATTATCTTTGAAATAATAATCAAAAGCTACAGGGACTAATAAATTATTTAAAACATTTATAGATTCATCTTTAATTATTAATATTTTACCATTATTATTCTTTATTTCTATACTGTTTGTATTATTTTCATTCATAAGTTTTATACTTTTACCATTTTTTATTTTTATAGCATCATTTGTCATTGTATATATTATAATACAAAAATGTACTATCAATGAATCATAAATCTTTTTTTTGTATATTCGATATATAATGACAAATGTTGCTAGTTTTAAAGTTACGATAAAAGATGTAGACGGTGGATCTATAAAATTTATATTCATCTGAATCTTTAGATTCAGGTAAAGTAACAGACATATTGATCTGCCATTTTTAATTTTTATTGCGTTATCAGACAGATATGTATATATAACCTAGTTCGGAATATTTATTGAAATATTATAATTTAAGTGATACAAAAAAATAGAGATGTAAGGTTTTAACGGGAAGAATAAGTACAAAGTCATATTTATCTATACACAGATCAAAGGTAATTCATGAGAAATATGTTTTTGCTCTTGTGTGTAGGGTACAAATATATCTAAATCATCACTATTTATGTTTTCATTATACGAAATACTAAACATATTATTACATATAAACGAATCATAATTATTTTCCAATGTTATGTTGTATAAATAATCAACATATTTATTGATTATTTTTATATTATTAACATTGATTAATTTATAAGCGAAAACATATTCATTATTATAATAAACCATATGTAAAGGTGTGACATATGTAGTTTTGTTCGGTACATATTTTGATAATGAATTAGGCGGTATCTCAATCAGATATATATTATTTTTAATTGGAAATTTATGTAATTTTTTAACTTTCATATTTTTAAATAATAGATCGTCATTAGATATATTTTTAATTTTTTGCATACCACACTTAGTCTTAATATAACTATCTCCTACAAAACATTGAGAAGATTGTGTAGTTACTATATTGGATGATCCGCTTAAAATTTTAGGTGGTTGTCCAAAATATTTTACACCAGTTACAGTCGAATTAGCGTCTGCTTTCAAATCTATATGAGAACCTGTAGCCAATAAAGAATTGACAGTAGTATCATTAAATATCATTGTCATTACACATGTTTTTGCTATTAATTGTGTAATACTAGAGCTATTAAATGTAATTTTATTTACTCTAACTCTATTAAAAGTATTTGATACTAATGTAGAAGATTGTACTGTAATGTCATTCCCATTAATATTATTAAATTGTGTGTTACGAGCTATTAATGAATTTATATTAGAAGGTAGAGAGACACCATCAAAAATTGCATTATTTATTTCTAAATTACAATTTGAATCTGAAAGATCTCCTTCGATTGTGATTTTGTTATTATTTATTATGATTTTATCAGATGATTTTATTTTAAACACAGTTCCTGAATTTATTATCAATTTTGTTATACTAGACATGCTTTATATAAGGATTGTACAAAAATAAATTAATATAAAAGGATTAAAGTTATATTTTAAATATTTATATTGTCATTTTTTATGATGGAGTTATACCTAACTGCGCTTCTATAACACTGAGTCTACTATTAATAATAGAGTTAGTTGAGTCATAATCAGTTTTACTAACAGCAAATTGTCCTTGTGGAATATGCACAAGTTTGCCATAATTTATATTTGCTTTCCATTCTACAGGAATAACTTTGTCGTTAGCCGTCTGAGCTGTTTGACGTATAGTTTCTATACCAAGTGAATTTTTTAGATTAAACTTATCCATTTCTGTAAGATTAGCAAAATCTACACCAACGTCAAGATTCTGAAGATCTTGTTGTGTGACTACTTTATTACTACCAATCATAAGTTTATTGTTAGTGGAGTCATATCTTAAATTACTAAGTTCAACTCCATTTACATTATTAAACTTAATTTTTACATCATTATTCAAATTTATAGCTGTACCACTTTCTAAAGTTAGACTCATTTATATATATATGTATTGTACAAAAAATGTAAAAAAATGAATATTCATAAATTGATCACTTTAAATCTACTAAGTAGATTGTGTTAATAAAGAAGATAATAATGTATTTTTTAAATTATTATAATCTCCATCTAAATCATTAATTTTATTTTCATGATTAGTTGCCCAAGTTTGGAATGTCTTATTAGTTTGATCTAATTGAACTATATTATTAGCCATGTTATGTATTCTATTGTTAATATCGTTTATATCTTCGGGTTTAATATATAATGTCCTCATTTTAGATTCAATCATATTTATAAGACAATTTTTTAGTAAACTTACTTCAAGGCACATTTTTTGTTCGATAATCATATTTATTTTTGATTCATAACAACTATCTATATTGTCTTTTTTACAGTAATCTTTTAGACAATTATTAATATTATCTATCTTATTATCACACGTATTTTGCTTACTACATAAATTATCTATCTTATTATCACACGTATTTTGCTTACTACATAAATTATCTATCTTATTATCACATGTATTTTGCTTACTACATAAATCATTTATTTGTTCGTCATAATTGTTACACGTATCAGATCCTATATTATCGCAAGTATTCAATTTTTGTTCTATAGAATGAATTTTACATTTAATTTGTTTATTGTCATTACATAATTGATTTATTTTAGTTTTATTTTGTATATTATCAGTACAAAGACTGTTTAATTTTGTTCTATCTATACTACCTTGTTCTTGTATCGAACTGATGTTACTTTTTATTTCTATAATCTCATCTTGAATAGAATCTATTGTCGGTAATCCTTGAATACCGGAAGATAGTCTTCCTATACTAATAATATCTATATCGTTAATTTCTTGTGATGTAAAATCAGAATGTGGCATATATATTAGGGTATTTTAGATTCTACTGTTAATAATCTATCTTCTATATCTTGTTGCTTTACATTTAGCGTTTGAATATTAACACTTAAAGTTTCTATATTTTTATTTATTTTATTAAGAGCTTTTAATATTTTTAATTGATTACTATTATTAATTTTAATATTTTTTTCTATTTTATCTATTTTCATTAAAAAAGGGTTTAATTTTGTATTCATTTTATTAAGTGATTCTGCTAAAACTATTCTATATTGATTAGATGTTTCATTAATTACCATTCTATTATTATCAGTATGAGGCATATATTAGTCAATATATATTATGTTATCAGAAATTAAACACTTAGATACTCATATTCCTTTACAAATACCAGAAAATATTAAAAAGGAATGTGAATCAGATACTATTACAAAAATACAACCTTTAATAATCAATGAAATTTTAGGTAATAATTCCATATATTTAAATACTATGAAAGAATCTTTAATAAAAATAATAGATGAAAGAATGTGTTCTAATTGGTCTAATATCAATCAAATACAAAATGCTCTATTATGTGAAATATCAAATTTAAGAAATTCTGTGGAATTAAGATTACGTGTATTAGAAAATAATTTAGCTGAACAAAATACTTTAAAATATAAATTAAGAGATATACAATGTGATTTAGAAGAATATCATAACAAATATAATTTTTATTATAATGAATTAAGTAATAGAAGAATACGAGATGCGAAAAAACACAAAGAAAAATTAGAAGAATTAAGTAAAGAATATATGGAAGAAATTAAAAAGTTTTATGATGATATAACTACAAAAAACAGTGTTTCTATTACTCAAATATCAAAATCTGAATTTATGGGAGAAATTTTACCTAGTTTAGAATGTTATGCCGAAATGGCAGAAGAACAAGGTGTTCCCCTGATTACTGTTATACCATTACATATATTATCTGAATTAATGTGTTAATATATCTAATGTGGACTAGATATTGCCAATATCCGTAGCAGCAGCAATAGCAGCATCACGATTAGCAAGAGCAGTCTCACGAGCAGCATCAATATCGGCATTAGAAGCACCAGATTCTATTGCATTAAATAGATTAGTAACAGTAATATTAAAATGTTCAATAGCAGCCTCAGCAACTGCACTATTTTCAGCAGCAGTACCCCTAGCTAATGTAGTTGTATTAAGCCGGAGTCTCAGCCAGAGGAGAGGCCGGAGGAGAGGACGAAGGAGAGGCCGGAGGCGCATCCAACTTATCAATAGTTTGTACCTGAACTTCTTCTATACTTGCGACCTCCCCTACCAACTTAATGCTGTCACTTCTTTGGTCGACAGCTAAATCCCTAGCAGCCTTTACACTATCATTCCATGAGGATTGTCTTGTAATCTCATCTTCAATACCCGAGAGGGTTTGAGTAGCCGTGTTAAGACTATCTAGTGCTAGTTTAGTATTTGCCTTCGCTTGCTCTAGAGCAATAGCATTCTGTGCACTAGGATTACTGTTGTAGTTATTCTGAGCGACAGTCTGGGCGCCAACTTTTGTAGTATGAGATGATTCAGCTTCAGTAAAAGTTTGGTTGATACCAGGTTTGGAATCTGTCAATGATTGTAGTTCACTTTCTGCCGCAATTAAGGCGTCATTTAACTTACCTGTTTTGGCTTGGGCTACCTCAACCGTATTCGGTTGGTCGAATACTAACTTTACTCTAAGAACCCAATTTTTACCATCACCATTAGGTGTTTCAAAACCAGTTGTAACATTAGTCTCATCAGTTAAAGTGGAGTCATAATCAGGACAGAAAGGTTTGTCGTATTCTGAAAATGATTGTCCATCAATCATGGCTTCAGATTTCAAGTGCGTTGTATTTGTATGATTCTTTCTGATACTTGCGTTAACAATCATGTATAGATTTATAGTCGCTACTTTATTTTGAAGTCCAGCATCTCCAAGTCTGATTTTAGTTTTATCACCCTCTGAATGCAAGTCGAAACTAAGCATTTCATTACTTTCTCTATTATAATACTGCTGGACGATATTCTTCAAGATTGTTGCACCATAAGGAGAATCCCATGGATTATGAACCGTGTCTGCTTCTGGAATATATCCTAATGAACTTTCAGTACTGTTGTGAGCCTCGTCGGGAGGGAACATTGTAACATTAGACTCGATCAGAGTCTTTTGCGGATAAGAAGCACCAGACATCAACCATTGGAAGTTACTGGCATTACGGCTACCATTACCGTTACGTACCCTACATCCATCAAACCAGAAACCCGCTAGTTCTTGTATAAAAGCAGGTTGAGTTAAAGCTCTAAGAGCAAACTCGTCACCAGCAGTAATGTCATAAAAGTTATTGCTAATTGATCTAATGAATGCTTCAGGTAAGCCTCCATAAGTTTTCGCGTTAGGAACTGTGTAATTTGTATTAAAAGGAATGTACTGCCATGTGTGTTTATCTCCATTTTCATCTCTGAGTGTGTAGTTTACATCAACAGCCTTCTTTCTAGCATTAACATCATTACTCTTTTCTATTTGTCCATCAGTATTTAAGTAATGTCTGTCAAAATCTTTTCCCTCAGGATTTCTTTGATCATAAGCAGGCATCTGAGAACCTGTGATAACCTGTGTCAATTTCATTGGTTCCTTACTAGTACCATCAGCTTTTACTGCACTCTTAGGAGCATAATGATCAACACCAGCTAATGCTTGACCTAACCAGAATCCATGGTTTCTCTTTTCTCCTAGTCCATTACGGAGTTCCTTCATCGCCGCTAAATCAAAAGAACTTCCTGCCGTATGTACATGTACATTAGGGTTATTGAAGCCCTCTAATCCTGCACCACCAGGTGAAAACGCAGAGTTAGTTTCATTAAATGTTGAACCATATTCAAGTTCAAGATTACGTAAGCATATTGCCAAATCGGCTCTTGTTAAATGAACTTTGACACTTAAGTCAGGTGTCATAGTCGCTAATTTATTACCATCTTCTCCAATTTGCATACGATGGATACCATCTTCTAATGCGATCTTTCCCATAACCATGGGAGTCAATTCAATGTTTGCTGTCGGATCTATCGGCATGGTTGTATATATTAGTACATTTAAAAAAAATGTACAGAAAAATTAATTCTTTTGTACATTTTATTGTAAAATTAATTACTTAAATTATATTAATTATATTACATATTTTGTTTTTTATATTTTTGTAATTACAATTCATTAAACTATTGACATCAAAACATGTAGGTTTTGATTCTTGTGTACCAGTAGATTCACTGTGACAACTTTTACCAGTAGATTCACTATGACAACTTTTACCAGTAGATTCACTGTGATAACTTTTATTAGTAGATTCACTATGACAACTTTTACCAGTAGATTCACTGTGATAACTTTTATTAGTAGATTCACTATAACAACTTTTACCAGTAGATTCACTGTGATAACTTTTATTAGTAGATTCACTATGACAACTTTTATTAGTAGATTCACTATGATAACTTTTATTAGTAGATTCACTATGACAACTTTTATTAGTAGATTCACTATAACAACTTTTACCAGTAGATTCACTGTGATAACTTTTACCAGTAGATTCACTATCAGATTCACTGTAACAACTACTCTTTTCATAATTTTCTATATCTAAATCATGGCAAGTATGATCTTTAAGTAATTCTACCAGACTACCCCACACATATCTTGTATTTGTTGTCAAGTATGGATTATATGTTCCTATTATTTTGGCTTTTACATTAATTGGTGTATTTTCCGTCATATATTCAGGAAATTGTTGAATATTAATAGGTATTAGATTATAAATATTATTCACAGTTATATAGTGAATGTTAAAATTTGTACTAAATTGTACAAAACCTTTAATAATATATATATTCTTATTTTCCCAAATATCCATTTCTATATATATGTCTTTAACTTTAGGTACAAATAGTTATATATGTCTAGAAAATGATCATCAGATAGATGGTAATATAATGAATGGAACTTTTACTAATAGTAACTTTAATGATATTATAATATCTGATTTTGATATTAATAATCTTAATTTATCAGGAAATACTGTTAATAATTTAAGTATTAAAGATTGTACATTACATGATATAGATTTTGTCAATACATCTTTTAATAATTTAATAATAGAAAACATTGAAATATGTAGTTCAACACTAAACGGTTCTTCTTATAATACAGGAAATATAATTGATTGGTATTTAATAAAAACAACTGCTTCAAATTTATTCTTTTCAAATGACGTAAATATATCAATGATATATTATAAATTGATTTCACCGGAAATATCAATCTACTCTCAAAAAAATCCACAATTAATTGAAAAGGTTCGTCCTAATTCTAATTGTGATATACCTAATATAAACCTTTATAAATGTTTTCACAAAGATACTTATGTACAATTAAAAAATAAAGTCAAAAAAATGAAAAATCTTTCTGTGCGTGATAGATTAGATAAAAACCAAATTGTTAAAAGGTTACATAAATATAAAGTAAACAAAAAAATATATATGGTACTAATTCCTAAATTTAGTTTATCAAAAATCTCACCAAATAGAGATTTATTTGTAACACCATTACATTATATATTTATTAATGGAGAGTATATACAAGCTTATAAATGTGTGAATATTAATGGTATTAAGTTAATTAAAACATTTATTGATTTTTTAGTGAATTTGGAATTAGAAAATAAGTATCAGTCTTTTATAGCAAATGGAACATTTAGTATCTCAGATGGTCATACTTCTAATAAGTTAGATTATTTTATTAGTTGTGATAATTAGTAGACATAGTAATTCGTTTCAAGCTACTATTCGTAAATATTTTTCATTTTCAATTCACGGCGGAAGAGATAGAGCATTTGAAGTAGATAAACAATAGAGTTTGGTTATATAGTTATAGAACTATATTTAATTATGTATAATTTTTTTTATATACTGTACATAGGCTCTATTAAATATTTAATTAAACAGATTTTCCATCGGTATAGCTATAATTAGCTATGTCTGTTGGTGAACCAAGTTTCTAAACTCATTTGCCAGGAAAAGCATTCTGCCAATTACATTCAAGCTCTGTAATTGGGAAAACAGTTGAGGTCTTGACCCTTACGGGACACCCAGATGCTAGTCTCAATATGTTATCTTAATGATAACATATTAGGCGACACCACTGGTTGCGGGAAACCCCTTAGAGCCTTTGCTACCACTCCATAGGAGAAATCCTATGCGAAGCGATAAATGCGAAATGTATTACGCTCCTTTTATATAGATTTTGTTAGTAATAAATTGAATTTAATATATAATAATGGCAGAAATCGATAAACTTATAAAAATATTACTTGATGAAACTAATCATACGATACAAAATGTATGTAGATTTAATCTTGCTTTTGAACATACTTATGATATTGATAATTGTAGATCATACAAAGAATTTATAGAAAAAGTAAAGGACGACGGTGAAGAAAATTTTTTAGAGGAAGAATGTCATATAGATAGTATGGTAGATCCATCTGTTCCTATTAGAAAGCTGAATTTTACTATTTTTGCTAGGAATACAGAAAATGGAGAAATTATGGCAGTTGTAAATTGTGGAATATATTATTTATCTGTTATTGTAGGAAAGTTGGATAGTTTTACTCGTGGAAAATATTCAAGTTTAGGATTAAACAAAGTATTAAGAGTACTTGCGTATAGGCTTTTAGTTAATGGATTAAGATGTCAATATTTAATTACGGTAGCAGTTAATAAAGCAACTATACACATAGTAACTAAATATTTTAAATGGGAATCTGTATCCGCAGCTGAAGACTACCCTTTAACCACTAATCAAAGAAAAATAAAAATAGCAGAGGAAACAATGAGTACTGGAGACATTGTAAATTTCGTAGGAGATTATAGTGAACCATTAACTGCTGAAAATATACAACTAAATTTAATGTATAATGAATTACTAGCATGTTCTCATTATAAAGGTAAAAGAAATCAGGAAACAGGAGGCAAAGTGTGTTCTGTTATGTAGTTAATAAATAATTGAATTTAATAATATTATAGAATACATACTATGGCAGAGGAATGGAGAGATATAGAAGGATACGACGATTACGAGATATCTAATATGGGTAGAGTATGGAGTAGTAAAAATAGAAAACATTTATCTCTTATAGATAATACTAAACAAAGAACTGATAATACTTCTGGAGTGAAGGGTGTGTGTTGGGATAATAGAGGATCTAATCGTAGAAATCTACAAAGATCAAAACAGTAATAATAATAGAACGCAATTTGGTAAATTCTTTAGAACATTCGATGAAGCAGTTGCTTGGCGTAGAGAAAAAGAAATAGAGTTTGGTTATATAGTTATAGAGTATTTATTTATAGAACTATATTTAATTATGTATAATTTTTTTATATACTGTACATAGGCTCTATTAAATATTTATTTAAACAGAATTTCCATCGGTATATATATAATTAGCTATGTCTGCTGGTGGAGTTTTCACGCTTATCGCTAACGAAGGGAGAACCGACCGTCTTCTCCTCGCAACTGCCCTTTTAAACCAGAGGATCCACGATATTCAATGTGCACGTAGACGGGCTGGAAAGATGGATTGCTGGCCCACTCTCGTCGATATTGAACGCACCCATATTTTGTTTATGAATGCCCATTACAAGCCATTTGTAGCTATTGGTTACGAGTACAACAAAGTTAAGGTTCAGAACGGTGTTCCCAACTTCGGAACGCAGGTCGTATTCTCCATTCCCCAATTCGGTGATTTCTTCTACGACATCGTCTGCCGTGTAACTTTCGGCTCTTGGGGTACTGCTGCTGACTCTACTCCTGAACAGACTGGTTCAGGTGTTGATCAATTCACAAACGGTATTCAGAACACCCTTACTACTGGTCAGGTTTACAAACCGTCTTTCCAGGCTTCGTCTTTCCCGTACGGTACTGATCCGTCCACATCCAACGATGGTGGTTACTGCAACTTCTACCGTCTTGTCCGTTACGACGGCAAGCTTCTTGCTGATGGTGGTGTCGGCACTTCCCACTCTGTTCAGGCTGGTTTCTCCGACATTAACAACGCGTCTGCTCGTGCTTTCGTCAATCTTGTTCGCTGGGTTGAGTTCCCTGCCAACCGTCTTTTCAAGAAGGTTTGGTTCAATGTTAACAACAACCCGCTTGACGAGTACAACGACGTCTGCTCATGCATGTACCAGAAGTTCTGTGTACCTGTAAACAAGGAACACGGCTACAACAAGATGTGTGGTCAGGAGGTTCCGCATGACGCTTGGTCAGGTATCAAGAACGTTAATGTCCTTGAGTCCGACAACGGCGCTACCGCTGCCAAGAACTGGGTAAGCAACGTCAAGACCGCCACTGGTCTCGGCTCTGCCATCCTTACTACCCAGCAGGGTGACGCTTTCGATGAGAACAACATGGCTTGGTATCCACCCAGCGTTGAGTCTCTTGGCTACCTTCCGGTTGGTGACCCGATCATCGCTCGTTACCTCAACAAGGTTGTTGACGGTCCGCAGACTCCCAAGGAGGTTCAGCCCGCTCTTGAGATCATGCACCGTCTTCAGTTTTGGTTCAACGAGGACGTTCGTCTCGCTGTTCCGTCCGTATCGATCCCGTACGGTCAGCGTTTCATCCATATGGAGCTCGCTCCTGTAGAGGACATGGCTCTTCAGGAGCCGGGTCTCTTCGTTGAGCACGTTAAGACCAACAACGCCATCATCCCTGTCAATGGCGGAACATCAAACGAGATCTTCTGCTTCGGTCCTAACAAGAAGTGCGCGACAGCCAACGCCGTCTCACGTACTGAGTGCGAGTTCTACCCGTACCTCCAGAACCTTACCAACGACACCCTCCTCATCACAAACATGGAGCTTTACATCAACAACATCTTCGTCAATCCCGAGATCCACGACATCTACATCCGCCGTATCGGTTTCACGCTCATCCGTGTCCACCGTTACATGAGCATCACCGTCAATGAGGAGAGCAGTGGTGAGAAGCTTATTTCACAGCTCAAGTGGCCCATTGAGTACCTCTTCGTTGGTATGCGCCCGAAGTGGAACACAAGCCACAACAACCGTTGGATGTGGCGTGACTGGCACCGCATGACCAAGGTTGATACTGGTATCTTCCCGGATGCTGGTGACTCCGTTGATATGTTCTCAACCACTGAGTACAGGCCGGATAGGGACTGCACCGCAGGTGCCAACCCAGTCGACGTTGGTACTTCCGCATACCAAGGTGTCCACGCTCTCAGACTTAGCCGTAAGGAGGTTCAGAAGTCTACTTTCGCCGTAGAGACCATGACCATTGACACACTCAACGTCACTGCTCACGGTATTACCCTCTACGACTACTTCAGCACTCAGTTCTACAACAACTACCTCCCGTATCAGTACGGTGGTAACAACATCCGCACTACCAGCGACCCTGGTGCGCTTATGATCAGCTTCTGCCTGTTCCCACGCACATACCAGCCGAGCGGTCACCTTAACGTAAGTCGCGCACGAGAATTTTATATCGGATGGACTACAAGCTATGTCACAGCGATGAAGACTGCCGAGCTTCTCGTTGTCGCCAGTGCCATCAATTTCTTGCTTATCAGCGACGGCAGTGCCGTTCTGCGCTACAGTACATAGACGCATTTCCATAATTACAAAAAAAGATATTTATTACAAATGTATCCTGTATAGGATACACACAGCAAAAAAAAAAGGTAGAAAAAAACCATACACCCAATCGCTCATCGCTGTGTGTATCGCTATTCGGGCACTACAAAAAACAATTTTATTAAACTATTATTCTTGACTCTTCTTGCAGGGAAGATAGTTCAGCTTAATAGTATTATTTTTTTGGTCCGCGTTTTTTAACAGCTAACCAATCAGGTATTTCTATTTTCTTTTCAATATATTGTTTTCGTAATCTTGTTTTTTGGTATGGTTGTAATAAGCTTATTTTAATCATTTTACCAAGATATTCTATTTTTTCTTCTTCCTCTTCTTCCTCTTCTTCCTCTTCTTCCTCTTCTTCTTCATCATCTTCTTTATTTTTATCTAATTCTTTTAACTCTCGTCTGATAGCATTAAGTATAGGAGTATTAACAGATCCAGAAGAAAATCCTATACTTAAATTATGTTTAAATGTTTTTCCAACATTTTCTTCTATAATTTCCATATCTCCTCCATATCCTGTAATAAGCCAATCAAATGTATGATTTCTTTCAGATATTCCTTTTTCTTTATAACTATTATCTGAAAAATCTACGTTTAATTCCAGATGTAATCCCATTGGTCTTACCTTTTCTATCATTTCATTCCTTCTACAACAAGGGCAAAATGGAGTACAATCTTTACCGCATACAACATTTAATACAGAATAGAATGTTTCATCGGTTTCATTACATTTAAACAATGAAGAACTAATTCTTGTACCACTATATTCTATAATTTCGATATGTGTATTTTTTTGTAATAACAAATCTTTTACTGATTGAGGGATTTCTTTTAAAGCAGATTCTTTACATTTAGAACATTTACATTGACCTCCTCTTTTCATGTTACCTTTTAACATACTAAGATTTGTGCCATTTTTACATGTTACAAATAACTTAGTATCCTTACCTGATTTTTCTCTATATCTAAATGTAAAACCATTATCTTTACAGAATTTTTTCAAAGCACCATCTTCTAATTTTGTAGTATGACAACATTCATTGCATAATAGTTTACGCATACTTTCATCATTTCTGACTATATCGTGATAAGACCATTTTTTCGTATTTTTATCACATTTACTACAATAAACACTAATTGTAGGCATAGATACCGATGTAAATTTAAATTCATGTAATCTTATTTTTCTTTCTTGTAAAACTTTCTCTATCTGTTTCTTTCTTCTATTTTGATAGTATGTAACTATATCAGCTTTATTTGGTATATTACTTAATAAATCATCTTTAGATATGATCATTTTATCATAATAATCTTCTAATGAATTGTATAACTTATCGGCAACGCTATTAAATGTTTCATATTTAATATGTGGTATTCTTATTAGTTTAAGACCAGCTTCATTCATTTTTTCGCTTTTAAAAGCAGAACATTCATCTCTATTTTTTTCTGGATCTTCGCAACTTCTACCTTGTAGTTCCATTAAATCTTTATCTTTATTATCTCCGTGAGTAGCCCATCCATCTACTTCAATATAAATCCCTAATTCTTCATTTACCAAATCGCAATTAACATTCTTCCTTTCTTTCAAACAATCTAATTGTTTGGTAATGAATAAATATTCATCTCCTAATAATTTATTAAGGCAATATTCCACGAACTTTTCAGTAATTCTATCACAACAAATAGGACACCATGTATTTTTTCTCTTCATATTGTTAATAGTAGATGTCCAGTCATGATCATATTGACAATACCATTTTAGGGTAGTTTTTGTACCTACATTACAATTAGGTATATCAACTCTACCTCTATGAGAGGTAGCTCTTTCTATAGCCCATGCTTTATTTTCTTCATATTTAGCTCCAGGCATAACTATATTTATATAATTTATATATTCAATTTAATTTTCACACAGCAGTTCCGTCATTACAAAAAAGAATTATGTGATAGCAATGGTATCAATATAATTATAATACCATATTGGATTGATGATAAGGAAAAATTTATTGAAAATAATGAATTAAATGTTCTTTAATTAATTCTCTTTGTAGAAGATTCAATTTAGCTTGAATTGATAAGGATTTACAAAGTTTATTTTCATCTTTAAGTCGCCTTTCGATTTCCATAGTAGCATTCCCGAGTGCCTTTCCACAAGGACAAGCAGTCCATCCTACAGGGTAACCAACCATTTGGGTTTTGTTATCTATCATCCATTTATTTATTTCATCGTCATTTTTTCCTTTCACAAATTTTCTCATTTTTATCTCAGGTGATGATTTTGGTACTGACTTTGTTTTTATTGTACTGGTACTTTCTTTCGAGCCTTTAAAAGTATTATCAATAAAATCATCCATATTTTTTGTTTTCATACTAGAATTACAAGTTTGACATATGGGTTTTAAGTTATCTAAAGTGGTATCTCCTCCGTTTTTAACTGATACGATATGTCCCGCATGAAATGAATCTTGTCTAATTTCATTATGATTACAACAAGTACATTTTGCTACACCCTTTTTTTTACCAATATATTTGTCCCATACTTGTTGTTTTAATGGTTTAGGAATAGATTTTCTACTAGGCATTACTATATTTATATTTATTATGTATTCAATTTTATTATCACAAAGATAATCGAATCTAAAAAATGAATATGCTTCTTGTATAACATACAATGGATAAAGAAATCATAATGTCTCACGAAATGATACCTACTGCTCCTTTATTACCTTCACCAGACCCAGTTATCGCATATGTAGAACCTTTGATATTGGGTTCAAGGGAATCTGAAGAAATGAAGTTGCTTATGGAATATAAAGATATATTGCTTCAGTTGAAGGAAGAAGAAAAAGCCAATATACCATCACTTAGCAATAAATATGTAACAGCTTTATTGAAAGAAAAAGAACTTTTTGATACTATTATCCTCGGCGATTTTTACAATGGACTACGTCGTATTATGGACTTGATTCTTCATTTTAAATTCATGCACGATTATTATTGTTTGGGAATATTTATTTGGTATGGAAGCATATGCAGCGGACTATATCGTAATGAGAACTTGATAAAATCTCATTCTACATACATTAAAGGTGACATTAGTGAAAACTGTCTGTCTAGTAGATATCGGAGTATAAGAAAATTTATAAGGATTGCCGAAGAATATGGTTTAATGACAGGGTTATTAGGCAAATTGAATTCTTGGAAACATTTGTCTAAATCGGAAAGACAAGAAAAGGTCAGAGAACACGAAGAATTTGTTAAGCGTTTAGAAAAATGTTCGGGTAGGATACATCATGAGTGTGCTTTGCCGAAGTGGATCGAAAATGACTGATAATAACAATTACAAAAAAAAACAATTTTATTAAACTATTATTCTTGACTCTTCTTGCAGGGAAGATAGTTCAGTTTAATAGTATCTTTTTTTGTCATCCACTATCACTATCACTATCGCAGGTCAGATAACCTCCATCCTTAAATATATCTTTCAAAGCTTGATTATTTGGTGGTATCTCTTTTCTGTCTTTATTAATTTGATTATAATACTCCAATGTTTCCTTTCTGTTTTTAAACTTAATAATGACTAAAAGTATTTTTGTATCTAATATCTTAAGTTCATCATTTTTTTGATATTTTTTAACTAATCTTCTAATTGCTGTTAGTCTGTGTTGTCCGTCAATTACCCAATTAATTTCATTATAATTTCCTATTTTAATAGAATCTCCTACTAGAGTATGAGTTTTTTTGTTCATATGATTTTGTTTTACCGCTTCGGCAATTGCTTTGGCTTTACCTGGAACTTTATCTCTCTGAAAGTCAGGAAGGCGAATATTTTCTCTTTCTAATTCTCTATCTACCTGTCTAAGATTTAAAGTTTTCATAATCCATTCTGGTTCATCATTTAATTCATCTTCTATGACTTTTCTACCTTGAATACCAAACGTTGTACGACCTGACATATTATTATACTTAAAAAACATATGTATTCAATTTTTGATCTGATGGGTACTTGTCATATGTTAGTTAATATAAAAAAATATATATTTTTTTGCGGGAACAGAAACTCCGGTAGACAAAGGAGGAAGATAAGAAGGATAGATTCTTGTCTTCTACACGCCTTCGCAACAACCGTAGTAGCCGTATTTATCACCGCTGTACGTTGTCGTCGTCGTCGTCACACTCCCATCAGCAATCAGGAGGCTCGTCGCGGATACCCTCCCACCAGCAATCAGGAAGCTCGTTGTCGTTGCTGTCGTCGCTGTCGTCGCCGCGATCGTCGTTGTACTTCTCTGCGTCGTCGCCGCGATCGTCGTTGTACTTCTCTGCGTCGTCGCCGCGATCGTCGTTGTACTTCTCTGCGTCGTCGCCGCGATCGT